GGCCTGGCGTATATGTTATCGGTGACAAGATAGTCTATATCGAGAACAGCGATGGCAACACGAATGTGCGTTTTCATCAGGCAGACACCCATAAGAGATTCTTCGCTCTTCTGGAATCCCAGAACATCCGTGTAAATCGCTTCAGGGCAGACTGCGGTTCCTGCTCGAAGGAAATCGTCAGTGAGATAGAGAAGCATTGCAAACATTTCTACATCCGTGCCAACCGATGCAGTTCGCTCTACAATGACATCTTTGCTCTGAGAGGATGGAAGACGGAGGAGATTAACGGCATCCAGTTCGAACTCAATTCCATTCTCGTTGAGAAATGGGAAGGCAAGTGCTATCGTCTTGTCATCCAGAGACAAAGACGCAACAGTGGCGACCTTGACCTGTGGGAAGGCGAATACACTTACCGTTGTATTCTGACCAACGATTACAAGTCATCGACAAGGGACATTGTTGAATTCTACAATCTGCGTGGCGGCAAGGAACGTATCTTTGACGACATGAACAACGGATTCGGTTGGAGCAGGCTCCCCAAGTCATTCATGGCGGAGAATACTGTCTTTCTTCTGCTTACTGCATTGATACACAATTTCTACAAGACCATCATGAGCAGGCTTGACACCAAGGCTTTTGGGCTCAAGAAAACGAGTCGCATAAAGGCTTTTGTCTTCAGATTCATCTCCGTACCTGCCAAGTGGATCATGACTGCAAGGCAATACGTGCTGAATATCTACACAGAGAACCGCGCTTATGCAAAACCCTTCAAAACAGAATTCGGATAAGAATCCTTTCTTTCCGGTTAGAATCTGCGTATTACCTCAAGTCGCATCGTGGGGTAAGGGGATGTTGGCTACATATTGATGTTGTGCTGTTGCTTTTTACTGAAAGCTACTACTAACGACTCATAAATCTACCCTTAATCGTGTATTGGATGATAGTTGCGGATTTTAGGATGAATAAATTCTTCCATAAGATTTATTGTTGATTTTTTCATATTTGTCATGATACAACCCCATCCATAAGTATTTCAAATACACCCCTTTCTATCTTTGTCACAACGTTCTCATCAAATTTATCCTCGTCAATGCTTTTTATGTAGTCAACCAAAGAATGAATCTTCCTGTTAACATGAATCATAGTAGAACAAACATCATCAATCATCACGCTGTTTGAAGCCTTATCCATCTCCTTGTCTGCAAAAGTTCTCTCATGTATAGTTCCATCTTCCTCAATTTTGTATGAAGGAATTTTGAAGAACTCACAGATATCAAAACGGATCATAAGACTAACTGCACTCATCATGCTTGTAATATCATCATCAGAGCAATCCAAGACAATATCTCTATAATCTTCACAAACCAAACAACTTTTAAAAGAAAAATATGGGATATCATCTTCCGAATCAAAAAGCCATGTTTCTTTATACTCGTTTGTCTTTATTTCAACAAACCTAGAATGATCACAGCCAACAGACTTGTATTCATTGATAACATCAATCCATCCTGTAAGTTTAGACATTGTATCATTAATATATTTTCCATACAAAACAACATCATAATACAATGCAGGTAAAGCATTATCACGGGAAGAGAAAGTTACAGGCTTAGAAATAGATTCCAAAACGGATAACTTACCCAACACAAAATTAAATATGTCAGCTAAAGGAAATTTACTCTTTATTCGTTTCATTATCAACTACAAAAAAAATCGGATGGAGGAAAACCCGAAATATGGCAAAAAAGATAAACCTCCATCCGCAAACAAAAACAAGAAATTAATCAATACAAGTAAAAATCACACATTTCAGAAAGCATTGCAATTTTAAAAGGGTAAATCATCCCGTCTTTCAGGCTGAACAGGTGCAGGTGCAGGCGCAGGTGCTGGTTGCGGCATATCTATCTTAAAGCACCCAACTTCATTGTAATATTTACCCTGGTATTCTCTTGCTCTGATTTCAAGATGGGCAGTAATAGTATCACCCTCTTTCAATTGAAGATCACACAGGTTTCCCATTACATAAAAATACACTTCTTTGGTATATGTAGCACCAATTTCCTCAACGAGAAAATTTCTCTTCTGCCAAGGATTACCTGCCTTACTTGTACCAGTCTGTAACTGACCTACTTTCTTTACTTTACAATTTAATACTAAATCCATTTTTTTTTATTTTTTATACTTATATTCTTTAATCCGATCCAACTCTCTCATCGCGGACAGCCTTCTTTTGTGAGCGTCCACCCTTATCCAGAAAACCTTCCAACTAACTTCCTTACCGTTAGTGGTGTTCTCTTTAAGTATCTTGCCACATTTTAAAATCTCGTTGACAAGATAATCATACCGTTCTTTATCATAGCAATATCTCATGCGACAAAAGTAAAGCATTAATGTTAATTTTTATACACATTTTAGAACGTTAACCCGTTCGGGGCGATACCAACGCCCACTATCGGCTATCACAAATGAATCACCGAATACTTTTCTACCGATATTAAGCGCACCGTTCACATCGGCATTGATAACCTTTCCAACTGCCGACTTGAACAGTCCTCGCTTGACACGCTTGCCGAGATAACTCTCATGCTTGCATATATCCTCCATAGATAGAGCGTCACATTTACTTGTGTAGCTTTCCTCATGTTCGATATAGTTGATACCTGCAAGCTCGCACTTGTATCTAAGGCAGCTTCTCAACCTCGCAAAAGGGATGAATGTAAACTTCTGATTGTTTACTCCGCCCATATTGACGGATTGCTTCCATCCTTTGTTGTAGCCTACAGCAAGAGTGCCTATATGGTGTGATACAAGATAATCAACGATACGCCTGCTTGTCTTGTGCATCGCGTCATTCATAAACCGTTCACGTTTATCATACATCTTTCTCATTCTGTTTGTCAGTTTGTCTATACCCTGCCTGTCCTTTATGGATTGCAGCATGGACAATGTTTTGTTAAACCATCTGTTGTATGACTTGATAACCTTGCCGGAAAACAGCAGCGCATTACATCCGCACACCAGCGTGGCAAGGTTGTTCACACCCAAGTCTATCGAAGCCATACCTGTACCGACATCATCCGAACAGCCACAATCATATACAACCTCCACGGTCATGTATGTACGCTTTGGAATTATCCTAACCTGTTTGAACCGTTCGATTCTGTCCTTGTACTTCTCCCATTGCGGAACGGGTATTTTCAAGTCACGATCAAGGATTATATATCCGTCATGTATCCTGCACGACTGGTTGGTATATATCGCATTGCTCATCCCTCCACATTTGTGATAGCATGGCAGTTCGGGCTTGCCGTTATACTTCCCCGGATTCTTGGACCAATCCTTTACTGCCTTGACATATCCCTTCATTGCCTTGTCAAGCACGCGCAATGTCTGTTGGGCTACGTGTGATTTCACAAGCCTGTAATTTATCGTACCTTCAAGGTTGGTGACGTTTTTCATTATCCTGTCCAAGTCGGGATAGAACAACCACCTGTCGTTATCCTTCAACTCGTTACGGACAATATACAACGCCTGGTTGTACAGGTTGTTCGTAACACGGCAGATAGAGCAAAGCCTGTCGGAATGGTTGATGTCAAATTTATAAACTAATTGCATATTAATCAGTATTATGTTTCGCCAGTAAAAAGGAGAACAGGGAAGCCGTACTGACTTCAGCTTGTCGGAAGGTAGCTACTCCGTTCCTATCCCTGTATGGTGCAAATGTAATACTATATAACGATATTAGAAAATATTATGTGTTAAATTTTTGTAATAGTGTTTATTTGTTCATTAATGCCTTAAAAAATAAACTAATACAGAAAACAATACTAAAAATAGTTAATTACACAGTTAATTCTTCCTCTTCCTCTTTCGACAATGCTTCCACGTCACCATCCTCACCTTTAGGGAAATACAGTTCGTCAAGATAATTGCTTGCTTCACTCTTGTCAGTGAAACTCTTTACAACACTTCCCCGTTTGCTAACGACACGGTAACTAATATTATCCTCTGCTACAACTTTGTAACAATTTAAATCATCCACATCTACAACATCGGGAGCATTATCATCAATACGCATCATGCTCAATATATGAGAATACTCGTTCACCTTCACCGTACAGGAAAAAACATTAGGAACTTGTTCTATTATCAATCCGGAATTTATCAATGAATCAAAAACAGAACGCCTAGGTTTGTATTTCAGTTGCCTCCTTATAAACTTCAACGTTATCATATTATCTCCCCTCTGTGCGGATAATACGCACAAACGTAATACCCGTAACGCATCAATACTACATAGAGGTGAAAGGTACTTGTACAACTGAACAGGAGTAAATTTATGGAAATAATCAAATACTCCCTCTTCCTCTATTTCCTTTACACGCCTTTCCCTTTCTTTATTCCTTACCGTCAAATTAGTAGTTTTCCTTACCGACATAGACTACCCTTTCCATGTATCGTTTTCCTTTATCCATTTACGTTCATCATCACTAAGATCACCTGTTGATTCACGATGATATACACACTTGTTGCATAACCCTGCCTTGGCACGTACACACTTGTCGCAATCGTATGGGAAAAACGCTATGGTGGTCTTGTCATAGAAATCCTCACTAGCATCATCGTCAGAAAGCCATCCTTTGAACTTTGCAAGCATATCAAGCGCACCTTTCACATCCTTAAAATCAGCAGTGTCTATATCAGAACGCTTTAGGAAACTTTCTATAAGGCTTATCGCATCTTCAAATTCAAGGTTATCCTTGTTTATCAAAGTCTTTGTCTTTTCCTTATTCTCACCTTCCAATACACGCCTCATGGATGGTGTCACATAATCGGAAGCAAGCATGGAAGATTTGGCATAATTGACAATCTGGGTTATCCTTGGAGAATTAACCCATTGCTTGGCTTTCATAAGCAAAGAACGCTCTGACATACCCTCGTCAACAACGTGTGTTGCCTTGTAAAACAAGACAGGATTGGTATCTATGACATAAGCGGACGCAGCCCATAACTCCATCTCATTCGCATCATCAATATGCTTTGCTATATCAATCTTCTTCTGTTTTTCATCGTCAATAAGAAGATTGTTACTAAGGGGAAGTTTACCCCATCCTTTATTCAAACCCATTACCTTTCCTCCTTTATCCTAGACTTTATCTCCCTTACCCTCTCGTCAAGTTCAGAAGAATATTTAAAAAGATTGTATATGCTACTCCTGTCAATACATAGGAAATCAGAAATTTCAGACATACTTAAACCCATGTCACGCATGACACGGCACACAAGAGCACGGTTCATAACAATATCATGTTTTCTGCTTTTCCTGTTAACATCAGTATCGGAGAGTCCGCTTGCCGCTAGAACTCTCCTAAAAACCAAAGCGTTGTCAGCCTTTTTTCCCATTTTTCACATTATCCTTATCTACGATTAATTGCATTATATCAGCGTAGCCAGCCAAGTCAACCATATTGTCACGCTTTTTATGGAATCCCTGTCTGCATAGCTTTACAGCTATCTGTACAGCAACACAGTCATAAGGAGATAATTCCTTTCCAGTAATCAAAGAAGCCATCTTGGAAATGTTTTCAAAATTGGCTACAGCATCACCATAGTCAGACTGCCTGCTGTTGCTACGGATATCCTTTGCTTCATCAAGGATGCTTCTCTCCTTAACATGATCAACATAAGCAATACAATCCGAGAAAAGAATATACTCTTTACCCTGGTCATCCGCGCAAAGAAACTTTTCACCATTCTCAAAACAGTATTTAACAGTGACAAATTTACCGAACACATTTGACTTGCTTACAGAATCTTCACCGTGAAGTGAAATGTATTTATCACGGTTTATAATTTTCACCCTGCTATTCAATGTAACTCCAATCATAACAAATCACCTACCTTTATGTTATCCGCATCCTTCTTATCAGAAAAGAAAATACGGTCATACTTCGTTTCACCAAACTCAACAAACATGGCTAAGATAAAATACTTGTTCAATACACTGTCATAGCCCTTGTCGTAAATTTTGTTTATCTTTTTTGTTTTCATACTTACTTACCTGAATTATTTGTGTGACCAAAACCTCCATCACCCCTATCCGTTGAATCAAGGCTTTCAACCTCAACAAATTCAACCTCAATATAATTACTGAAAAGAAGCTGAGCAATCCTCTCCTTGGCAGCAATATAGAAAGGCTCTTTCTCAAAACTTTTCACTATAACACCGATACAACCAGTATAATCACAATCAATAACACCATCCAACACATCTGCGTCATGATACTTCCCGTCAACGCCAATAATACCTTTCAGAGAAAATCCACTTCGAGGCTTGATGATAGCCTTCATATTTGATGGCATCTGAATGGCTATACCAAGTTTAATCAGATTACGACCTTTTCTTATCAACGTGTTGTCAGGAACATACAAATCATACCCGGCAGCACCATCAGTTTTTTTTTCGGGAAGAACTGCATCCCGTCTTAATTTTACGAATTTTACTTGATTCATTTTTTTATTTTTCTCTTTAAATCATACATAGCGCATTCCCTGCTTCTGTAAATCTTGCTTGCAGGATAAATCACATCATTGACAATAACAAAGCCGACAACAGGATCGGTAATGGGAACTACTTCACCATCAACAATGGTGAAATGATTTTCGGACAAAAGCCTTCTCATGGCAGCAATCTGTTCGAGAGTAGCCTTTGAAATATCATAACCGTTTGAAAAGTTAAACTCTGAATTACAGATAAGAACATTCTTGTCATTATACAAGAAATTAGCTTTCAAACCACCATTGTTGATAAACACATAATCCTTTACATGTCCTGTCCTGCTTTTAGCAAACAGGAAATCTCCTTTCTTGAAATCGTCAATCTTTACCAACTCATAAGTACAATTGTCAATCTTCTTCAATATATACCCACTAGGCAGTTTTATTACATTTGAGTTAGTCAAATCCATTGCGTTCCTCCGTATTCAATCTGAATGCAGCTTCCCTAGCCTGATCCTTCGTTCTATACAACTCTATTTTTTCAAACATACGGCCATCATCACAGTCATACGTACACAAGGTGACAGCCCACATATTACCACGCGGAGAATAGAAATACCTGCCGTAATCCTTTCCCATCACCTTACCATCAATCCTTATTTCTCCTTTAGGCATGCTTATTCTTATAAATTTTCCTCATTTCATCTATTAAATTAGAAAAAGATTTTATATACCCCATATCTATAGCAAACGATAAAGATTTTTGCAAATCATCCAATTCTTTTAATTGTTCCTGAGTAGCTGTATTTCTTATCATTGTTTCATGGACACCAAAAACAATATAATTCAATCCTTTTGCTATGATACGGTAATCCACATCATCAAACTTAGATGCCGAACGACATAAATCATTATATCTATCACCAGCTTCAATACGATTAATAATCAAATTATCTGTCAACCACATTATAACAGTAGCATATATTTCAGGGTTAAGTTCAAGAGCAATAAGAACCCAAATATAAGGATTACAGGAAACATGTCTATTGTTACGAGCACCAAGAGTCTTATAAACACCATACTTCTTTAAAACCTTAACCAAGGAACTTTTATTAACCTCATCAATAAAAGCAGTAAATCCTGTTTTTATAATTCCCTGTTTATTAAGGATATAATATATACGCTCAGAAGACGAATTGTTAGATAATATATTTTCAACCCTCTTCTCATTCCATCCTTTTTCAATTCTAGCCCTAGTATATGCCTCCTGCAAATCAGTTATAGATAAAAATTGATTTTTGGTATCTTGTCTAATAGTTACCCCAAATAATTTTCTGTCATTAGACACCATTGTAACGTTTGTTTTCATATTAACATAATTTAATTTAGTGCAAATATACTAAATAAAATTATATCATCAAATATTTTACTAGGATTTATTTTCTCACCCCAAACTTTTTCCTAAACTCATCAATAGAGCACGCTATTCTCTTACCAAGATGGTCTACATACAAAACAGCATCTTTAATCATTTTATCATTATCGGCAAGCATGTGGATAATACTGTCAACGACACACTCTTTGCCGCTACCTAATTCAACATACTTATTACCCATGACAATACAGTCTTTTTCCTTCAAAGGAACAATACGTTCAATCTTGCTTTCGCGATATTTTTTCAGCCTTTCAAAGAACTCACGGTGCATGACACGCTCATTCTCATCCATGATATAGTAAAATTCACAGCAAATATCATGAACATCCTTTACTGTATTAATCTCATCAAGGTTGTCAATCACATTCTGCAATGCGTCAAATAGATTTATGTCATACTCATCCGATACTTCTTCCATCATTCTGTCAATGGAAGCAATAACCGCGTTCTTGAAATCAATATCGTCACAACGAAATCCCAAAGAGATATAATTACGCAAGGAAAGAAAATTTTCCTTAAAATCAATTTCTACTCCAATATCCATTTCCTAAATTCTTTAATGTTAATACTATTCAAATTATTAATAACAGCATCTCCGATATCATCGTTATGCTTCAATCCAAAAGACAGGTTAGGGTATTCCCACCATCTCGCAACACGTCCTTTGTCACCCCACAAAGATATAGCTTTATTATCAAAGTCGGGGAACAAAATAACATTTTTTGGCAATTTATTTCCAAGCTGGTTCATTCCGCCACAAGCTATCCATATAAAACCGTTACCGAAAGCCATAGATGCGATAAGGGCGGTTTTTTCCGATTCAACCATACAAGTTATCGCATCGCTGCAATACTCCCCTAAAAACGGCTTAAAAAAGCCACGATGGGTAAACCCTTCGCCCGTAGTAAACTTCCTGAAAGCATGGGTTTCCTTCTTCCTGTGACCGTTCACACCATATCTTATCCTGTTGTCATGGCACACGTTACCATCCTTGTCGGAATACCAGAACACAGCGGATTCCCTTCCAAGACATCCTACCTTATACCTTGAAAACACATCATTCACGGAATCAACACCGAAAACGCCTGAAAGGTACTCGTACAGGTTATTCCCCTTCCAATGCCCGGAATCGTTAAGCCTGTCAACATACTTCACATCAACAAACCTTGATTCCTGTCTACCCGAATCATACTCCCTCTCGTAGAAATCCTTCAAACTCATCCTGCAACCGTCCGGGCTTGACAGAATCCTAAAAGCATCAGAAGCACTACTGCAACCGGGAAGATAAGACACGAGAAAGTCAAACAGGTTAACAGAATCACCTCCCTGCTCGGTAACGGTAATACTGCCTGACTTGTTCATATAGAAAACCAGCTTGTCCTTCCTGCTATGGCTCTCCAGATTTATCCTAGCAGGCAACGTCCACCGCTTACCCCTACGCCTTAAAGGAAGCCCAAGCACGGTATCAAGATTGGCAAATATATATTCATAATCAATAGAACCCATATTACTTAAAATTATGCCATCCCTGTTTCAAATCCCTAAAGAAATCGCTTAATGTATAACGATAATCGTCAGGATATCCCAATGAACTTGACAGGCATGAAACATACCCGTAAGGTTTTTTACCGTCACTCCACCTGTACATCATCTCAGTAGGAACCATAAACACAAGAAGAACAAATACAATGTCAATGTATATGAGAAACATGACAAAACGAACAAAGCATCTCATAATCATTCCTCCACATCCCCTAAAAGAATTTTCTTTGCATAACGCAACGCAAACTCCCAATTGTAATAAAACGTACCTAGCAAATCAAAAAACAGGCTATACACGGCATTCTTGTAACCATCGGGAACGAAATACATGATATCATCCATCATACGGATATCATCACTGAACCTAGCATTCTTTGTCGTATAACGCCACAAACCGCCAACGGCAAGTATCTTGGCGTGTTCATAAACATGATAGTCAATGGAATATACATCACAAACGTAATCATTAAACCAATCCTCATTGTCAAGCACACCACTAACAGGGCTTGCCGACAAAATCATATTAACAAACACACCAAAATGACAATACTGCTCTATCTTACCCGAATCATTGTCAAACTCAACCTTAAAAGCATCCTTGCCGCTCTCATTAATACTGCAAACCATATCACTTACGTAAAGCGTCTTTAACCACTGGCTGAAATTATACCTTTTCAAACCAGCCCTGTTACGAGATTCATTTATCGCACACTGGGCATCAGACACACATACATACCAATCAGAAGTAACACGAATACTTCTATCAAATAAAACAATCTCTTTATTATCCATACACAGTAAAATTTTTCAGCAAAAATACATATTAAAGTAATATGGTAAAAACAATAACGGTTAAACAATATTAAATCTGCACATTATCTGATATCTTAAAGAGTGCTTCTTCATCGGTGAATAGAGGTGCTTCGTTACCATAAATAGCGTTCATCTCGTCTGCAAACTGCATTGCTTCACGGTTAAACTCTTCGGAAAGTTCAATTTGGCTCACGGGAGAAAATGACACTAAAAATACTCCATGATCTTCTTTGTACTCCAATTTCACTTGAAGCCAATTATACTTCATAGTCATACTAGACAACCAAGCATGCAACTTACTTTTTACACTTTCTCTATCCATAACATCCCGAAACAAACCACCCTTAGAACGGCAAATCCTCCTTCATTATATCATCAGCCTGTTGCAGAAGGTATTCGTCAGGATTATACTTCCGTCTTAGGACAACCTGAAACAGCCTGTTCCTGTTCTCATCCCACGCGGAAGTGACGGAATAGCCTTCCTGGCGTATCATGTCAACCATCTTTCTCTTGCTATAAGGTCTTACACCACAGTCATTGCAGTATGCTATGTATTTCACATACAGGTCACGGTCACGAATAGCCGATTCCTCAATATCTCCCGAAGAATCATACCCCGAATCGTAAAGATACGACAGGACACTGTTGGAATCACGTCTTGCGTTCTCCGTAACGGATTCTATCGTATAACTTCTCGTAAACTCACCCTTGTTCTTAACAAACCGTCTTGCACCCTCTATTATCCAGTTGATAATAGCTGCCGATTCCTTTGACAGCTTCAACGGAAGCGACCTGTCCTGTTCCGATTCCTTGAACACACGATAGAACGGAATGACAAGGGAGCGTCTGAAATGACCGTAAGTCTGGTCCGAAACGGAAGGCATCTTGTTAAGATTGGCCATAAAAGGCGGCATCATGTCGGCAAGGAAAGGCTCACCGAACGGAAGGCGTGCCATAGTAGGCTCACCGGATATGAACTTCTTATACTTGCCACCGCTCACATCCTTCCCACCCATCTCGGAAGCGTAGTTGAGCAGCTTGCCGTTTATCATAGCTATATTGTACTCGCAAGTAGACTTGTCACCCGACAGGTCAGCCATCTCCATATATGACACATTGTCTTTCCCCAGGGCATTGACAACAGCGTCAAAGAACACCGACTTACCGTTACTACCACAACCGAGAAGGTAACACATCTTCTCCATCTTGATCTTCTTCCTGTCAACAAAGGCACACCCCACAAACTCCTGTAAGGCATCCTGTGTATCCTTTACAGGAATCACATCGTCCAAAAACTTCTCCCACAACGGGCTTCGCGCCAACGGATCATAATTGATATTGATGCGTATGCACGATTCTATCATGGGGGAGAAATCAAACGTTTCCATCGTTTCCGTGTCAAGGACACAGTTGTCAAACGTGATGAAGTTACGCTTCGGACTGAATATCTCATGCGTCACGTTCTTTACGATGGTACGGTAGAACCGCTCGCTCGTGTCGGTCATGTACAGTTCGCTAAGACCGTTCATCCTACACAAGTCCATACACAGGCGCATCAGATCGTCCTTCATCATGGGAACAAATATCTTACCGTCAAAAGCCATGATGGAACCGCTCCTGTGACGTCTGAAATTGCACTCCCTGCACGCATCGGCTATGTCCATCTCAACCATAGCGGATATGGAACGCTTCCACTCGCCTTCATCCCTAGCTTTACGGAAACCGCGACCACCGCCCTTGTCCGCCAGCTTGCCCATAACGGAATCAAGGATGTATTCATAAGAAGCCTTTGCAGATTCAGCGACAGTCATTTTCCCCTCCTTTCTCTACCGATTCTACCGATTCTACCGATTCTACCGATTTCTCCCGGTCCACAACCTTCCCGAACATTACAACGGGATACAGGTCATAATCGTCCGTTGATATGTCAGGGCGTGCGTCCATATCGTCAAGCGAAGAGTACACGTCCGCGATGTGCTCCAGCTTCCGGCACACGATGGAATCACGTCTTATCCCATAATACTCTATAAGGTCAGCCATGTACTGTATGGTAATGTCCTTGAACCATGTGAACGCATCATCACGTGTCTTTGCCCCGTCACAGCAGGTATTGAACGTGTACCCGAAACGCCTAATCCTTACGAAATAGCTGTTCCGCCACAACGACACCGACTTGTCCATCTCGTTCCCGGCGTTACGTATGGCGGTGACGATGCTCCCGGGAATGAGCGCGCACCGTGAAACGCGTGCTGCCGAAGGCTTCCCGTTCGCCCCGGTTCCATCCACCATATCCACATCGGGCACGAACCTTAGATCATCCACGCTCCTTCCGCCCACAACGGACGTGTCATGCCGCATAAGATAGTCGGCATCCACGATATGCCCGTACTGCCTTACCTGGTCCTCGCACCACGAAGCAAATCTCCTTAACGACCGTTTCCACTCGGAAGGAAGCACATACCCGCACCTTGCACATATCTCCGCTATATGCTTCCTCTCCTTCTCCCATTTTCTCTTCATCTTCCTCTCGTACTCCAGCACCTCACCCTCCACGCTGACACCAGCGACCTGTGCAGCCATAGACTTTGCAGTTAAAGGTACGGGCACACGCTTGATGAATGACGCTTCCGACACGAACACAGCCTTTGTTCCGTCCTCCAGAGGCTCGTCAAGTTTAAGACAGCAGTGACGGTCCCTGAAGCTGACGAGCGTAACCCACCCGAACAGCCGTGTCTGAACCCTCATTCCCTTGTACCAACGTTCCCTGTCGGGCATTGCATCGGACAGGCATACGACACACCTTGATTCGGGCAACCTAAGTTTAATCTCTATTTCTTCTTCCATATTTTACACACACATTTTACTTGATTTTACCTGCAAATATAGCGCAAAAAACAATACGAAAACTAGTAGTTAAATTAATTAACTACAAATGTTTATGTTATTAACAAATACGTGTCAAGGAAGATAGTTTATCTTTCTTTACACAAGATTTTTTACTTTCACGTCCACAGTATTATTTGAATAGTAAAAGTAAAAAATGTTGATTGTTGTTATTTTTTATTTTTGTTATGATTTTTCTCATTTTAGTTAAAATGATTTAACTATAATTTTTTATTTACTTGCTATTTTCTACGTTAAGAAATGTAAAATTGACTTAATTTAACATAAAATAAAAAATCTCAACACCGATAGTTGCATATGCAACTAATTGATTCGGGAAAATTCGTAAAAAACCTACGAAATTCGTTGTTTTTTCGTAGACTTCGTAAACTCTTCGTTTTTCAACACTTGTCAAAAAACTCGCAAAAATTAGTGGTTAAATGGCTGAAAACAAGCTATTTAGTCGTGTCAAAAAAAATTGAATCGTAAATCTTTGAAAATTTACTCTCTATTAATTTGCATATTAAATGTTAAAAGTAATATATTTATACAATATATACATACACGTACATCATATATGCTCTATTACAGCACATATACGTACACAATACATACACAACACATACACATACAGACACCAAAACTGCATACGTAATTTAGTATAGATACATATCAAAACGACGAAATCAACGAAGAATACTGTAAACCAATAACTTATACTGCAAAAAAAGACATAAAAAATGCAACCACACCTACGAAACACACCAAAAAACCTACGATTTTCGTAACTTTTTATGTAAAGATTTATCCGATTTTGTTGAAAACTACCGAAAATACACATCCAAAACGCAAAATCAGCCATCCGAGCAAAATTTGGAGAAAAAAAAATTTTCAGAAAAAAATTTATCGGGAGCGACACACCCGCAGCGAAGCCTCTACAAAAGGGGGGTATGGCATTGATTTACAGGCAATTACGCACGTTTATCTACCACGATTCTCAATGTTTGTAAATAAAAAAGAATTCTTTTCTACGACAATCGAATTTCGAAATCTTTACAAATAAAATATCTTGACAAGTGACATCTACGAAGATTTCGTAATTCCCTCATTATCAGATACTTACAAACAAATTTAACACAAATTAACATTGAAAAATCTTGAAATTAAACATAATATAGGTCTTGCACGGTCTGATCTATTAATATTATGCAATATTAATTTAAAATATGTATATAAAAAGTATTGATTTTGGAAAAAACGGGCTTAATTTATAATGAATGTTAATGAAATATACAACCTAATCAAAAACGCTGTATGTTTGCAGTGTCGGAAGGACAAAGCGATACTTGACGTATTGAAACAGCTTGCCACGGTGAGAGCGTGGTACAGATCCGCAAACCAGGGAATAAGCGGAATATAAACAGCGGTATTGTTAGCCACGATGCAGAGGCACGGGTCTTACTTGATAATGGAGATAGTAACTTAGTGCGATATGCGATTAACATCCCTAATATAATATAATGTATGTGCGTATATGTATCCTATACATAAGCCTTAATACTTGTCCGTTATGCACGGAACGTATAAATAAGCCGTAAAAATATACGATATGCGCATATTGTAATGTAGCTACTACGATAGTGGTAACGGTTACAAGCCCGTATTAATACAGAGTACAATAAAAACAATATATAATAAACAATTAAATATTACAATTATGGAAAGATACGATTATTTGGAAGCAATTAAAGAGGACGTTTTAAACTATATCAACGAAAACAATATAGTAGTAACCTCCGAAAATAGGGACGAAGTGGAACAAGATCTTAACGATACACTGTTTACATGTGATAGCGTAACGGGAAACGCTTCAGGATCTTATACGTTTAACACGTGGACGGCTGAGGAATACCTGTGTCACAATTGGGAATTGCTTGCAGAAGCGTTAACGGGGTTCGGGTGTGATATGAGCTATTTAGAGAAAGGTGCAGAAGCGTGTGACGTTACAATACGTTGTTATATGTTAGGTCAAGCAATTTCGGAGGCTCTGGACGAAATAGAAACAGAAGAAGAATAAAACGCACATACAGGGGTAAATAAGCCCCTGTATCGAAAGATCTCCAGTAAATTAAAGGAATTGTATAATTTAGAGAAATAAAACGAATAACGAACAATTAAAATATTACGATTATGAAAACAAATGAATTATCTTACAATGTAACAAAATTTTACGTAGAGAACGGAATAACCTATAAAATGAACGTGCGCATAAGTTTAAACGACTATTGTAAAAATGGTGTATGTGATTGGAGTATCACGGCTGATATATATGAGAAACGTAGGAACGGGCGTTTTGTTTGGTGCGCTAGTGGTTGCTGCCATGAGGAAATACTCAAGCGTTTTCCAGAGTTTAAAACGTTTATTGACTTACATCTGTGCAACCATTACGGGCAACCTATGTATCCCGTTGAAAATGGCTTTTACCACCTTAAAAACAGCGACAAAGAAACTACCATAAACTACCTACGTATTACCGAATCAGAATACAATGTACTACGTGATAGTGCAGAGGATAAGGGGTACTTTACATACCTATTATATACTCTAGGGATCGTAGACCGCTGGAAACAAGAAAGTTTAAAAGCTATAAAACAATTGGAAAAATTAACGGGTAACACATGGGAAAACCCGTATAAACCTGAAAATGAGCATTTTATGTTAAAATTGACGGATGAAGAACGTACACTAATCGAAAACAGAATCAAAGGCGGGTATTATACAAGTGAAGCCATACAGGCACGGAAAGACCAGAAAAAACGTGAAGAATACGAGAAGAAACGCAATGAAATAATTGCAGATTGCGAAAAAGAAATACAAAAAGCGGAAAATAGAAAGCTAATTAGATTAGCCATTCTTGACGCCGGAATTCCCCTTAAAAATGTGATATACTACAACCACAGCAATGAACTTGTATTTAATTGGAATGATTGTGAAGCAAAAGTAACGAAAAATCAGTTTGACGAATTTATCAAAACAGTTGACAAAACAAAACTTCCTGAAAATATAACCTTTAAATTAAAGTAATTATGAGAACGTATTTTGCACAAGTTGAAACACGGTACCGGGCAATTAAAAATTGCCCGTTTACCCCTGCACATATTGTTAAGGTTTTTGGCGGTTATATGTGTTTTGAAAGTGATAATGATTATAGAGTTTGGAAAAACCAAAAGTAAATAACTATGATCGAAATATTAATATTATTAGGTTGCTTGTACCTATCAATACGGGTAACCGATTACATAGAGAACCAAAACAAACAATAACAATTTAAAAACGTAACATTATAGAAACAAGAAACGACATACCTAATTTGCTTGCAATGTATATACGCAATACGCGGGAAATATACGATATTACAACATGGCTGCAAAATTGCATAATTAAGAAGGCAAACAAGGGCATACAGCCATCAATAGAACACCTAGCAAATTGTAGCACAATGAAAACCATAATCAGAGAAGCCGCCAAACTGTTATACAAGTATGACGGAATAACACCCACAAAACAGGAAAAACAGGAAGCGGCCCGGGAACATGCTAAATATATCCTTGATGGTGTGCAATACTTCATTCAAAACGCCAATAGAGGGTAAAATAAAGCCCTATATTAAAAGATCTAAAACAATACCGATATATCACCCATAAAAACAAAAACATTATGATACAGGTAACAGTAAAAAACAGCAAAACAGGTAGCCAATATATTTGTAAATCGGCAAGAAGAACGGTAAAGAATATAACATATAATCATATAACTTATCATTTGATATGCAGACATAAAGATCACCCGTTTTTTAAACAGTTTTACCACGGTCCAAAAGGTATATATATAGATTCACCACGATACAAGGAAATAGAAGCCCTAGAAAAACCTATCTGGAATACACCGATACACGAACTACTAGAGCTAACCATCACGGAAACACCCCTAGACGGACGTACCAGATACGCAAAACAATTACCCGTATATAATGTAGACGTATTAGCGGAACTCACCTATTAATCAATCAAAAACAATATAATTATGATACAATTTACTATTAACAGTTTCAGCCATGGCCTAACAGACCGCCCGTACAATTCAATTAAAGACGCTATACAAGACGGTGGTAGTTACTCCGTTTGGTGTAACGAAAAGATTAAACTAGCGTTTAGTTTTGGGAACGGCACGGAAAAAGATTTTAAAAGATATTGCAAAGACAATAAGTGTAAAATTGTGAGTGAAAGCGAATTTTACAAAGAATTATATTCTTTGCCGTTGAATGAGCAAGAAACACATATCCAATTTATTCGAGAACAATTAAACCGTTACAATGACCTATGAAAAAGAAATACGCTAAAGAACAATTACAGGAAGCAATTACCAGGGTAAACAATATAGTAGAAAATAGTATAGGAAGTTTTCAGAAACCGATAATTCCAGGCGATTGCCCAACGTTTGATGAAGCTACGGCAAACTATGTTATGGAAAGACTGGGATTATACCTAAAATCGTGGGTATTGCCAAAACTTGATGAATTATCTAAATGAATAGTATTATGGAAAAACAAGAATTTATCGAAAAGTACAATTTTGTCAAAGAAAGTGTTATATCTGCAATGGATAAGGCTTTAGAACGTGCCCTAGAGAACGAAGTAATAGACCTAAGTAAATGTGATGGCAATTATTTAGATGTTTATCCGCTAATCGGAGCGGTTTTAAAGAGAGAATTAAGCTATATACTTGACGGTTCTCCTACTTACAGTCGTTCTATAAAACGTAAAGCGACTAAATATAATTACGATTATAGAATATGGCACGATTATGCTGGAGATTATAAACATAAATAAATATTATTTACAATGAGAAAACAAAATTTACAAAAAGAATTATCTCCTATTTTTGACAATGAAAGTATTAAGATAGGAACGTTTAAAGCTAACAGAAGTATTGATACATTGGATCTTATCAAGGAAAATATCAAGTTTTGGAAAAGCTATGACGGACACAAGCTACCTGATAAACAGGTTAAACGCCTGTATTATAACGGCACCAGGACACAAAACATAATCAAAATGTACATAAATACGCCTGAATTGATTAAGTTTGTAAGAGAGCACGCAAACGACTATAATACGTTAAATCGAAAGGACGTACCTAGATGCATAAATATTGATCGTAGGCGGAGTGAACGTTATTTTTCCGTATATATCAAAAAGTTTGGGAACGTGCGTTTTGATGAAGTGTTAAGAGTTTTCCCTTTGCTTCCCAAGTCATATTTGAACGAGTAATGAGAGTAATTAGAGTAATAAGAGTTTTAAGGAGAATACTAACTGATTCAGATATAATAGATCTGTACGGTCTGTATTGTGAGTTTTACAAAAATATACAATAATATGAAACGCAAAGAATTAGACAACATTTTGCGCAACTTGTTAGTTGCCGGGAACATTGTAACCGTACCGTTTGAACAAATGAGAGAGATACGCAAGGAATTAGACCGATTTGTTAAGCCTATACAGATAGAGGTCATTAAGAGCGATTTTGAAACTGTTTCATTCAGAGAGTTAAGATAAAGCGGAAATAATGTGAAATATTTTCCCGGTATGGAGAACAACAAACAGAGCGACACTGTTACCGGGAGCAATTTTTGACTTAAAAACGAAAATAAACGAAAAAATATGAATATTATTACAGACAAAACAAAAGCCCCTGCAAAGCTACGTTACAGGGTGAGCAATAACAGCGGATCAATAAATAAGGAGTTTGGCAAAAACCAACAGGCGGCTTATTATGGCATTAAGGAACAAATGATATCTATGTTTTCTTATAGAATTAATAAGGATAAGAGATTTTATACGATAGAAGTATTTGAAGTTCCATCTATTGAATTAATTGAATTATGTGATTCTTATAACTGTAAATTGATGGCAAACATTTTGAATAAAAAAATGAATATAGGGAATTTGATCAGGTGGTAGTCTATGAAGTTTATCCGATTAATCTGAATGATATAGAGTTTGTATAATAAATTTTTTTCAATTATGACACATAAAGAAATAGAAAACGAACTTGGCTGTTGGGGAGATATTATCAGAGAAAACCCAGATAGATATGCGTATGTTAGGCAACATTTTTCAAATGATGTTTGCGATTTAAAGCCAATAACTTATAGTGCTTTGTGGAATTTGTTGCTGCATTCTGAGGCGAATGATCTTTATTACTACAATGAAAATCATGCGATAGACGAAACGTGTGTGTTTTATGAGTTCTACTATGATCTCGGTTTTGAACTTCCAGAAGATAGAGGTCTTGATATGAATTATTATCCACATATTTGTATTGAACTGAATGACAATGATGGATATGAAGGAGATATTGATATTTTCATGTTGGACGAATGGGATGCTTCCGAAGATATGACGAATGAGGATAAAGAACGATTTGATGCAATACGAAAAAAATATCCTATTACATTGATTAATAATTTGAACGATTTGAAATAATGAGAACTAACAATAAACAATCCATCCTGGAAGGGCGTAAATGGGATGTGATAGAGAGTGTTGACGGATATTTTTCCGGGGAAAAGAACGGAGTTATCATACAAGGAACGACAATGAGTGATCTGTATGAAAAATGTAAATCTTTTGATATAGCTTCGGTTATGGAGAAGATTAAGACGGGTGACAATCTGAACGACTGGGAAAAACGCTTAATAAAAGTTAATAAAAAGTTGTTGGAAAACCAATAAAATATATCTTTGCCGTATGAGAAAAAAATACGTTGCATATTATAAAGGCTGTACAATAGAGGTCACAGGAGAAAAAGACTTCATGTACCGGATAATAAAAGGTGAACGGATGGTTCTCTTTGTAGATATGTTTTACAGGTCTACAACTGATGCGTTAAAGGGCGCAATGAGGTGGGTGGACAATAATGTTAGAAAGGAGTGAATTTATGCTTTTTGGAATTGTTTTTGCTATGTTAATGAAGGCTATATGTGGAAATATGTTGGACGATTGATGATTGTCATTGTATGGCTTATTGTGTTACAGGTTTTGTCTGAATGTTAATTATGAAATATTTAAGAATACATTTGATTATATGGTGTTTGCCTTGTATAATATATACACTATTCGAGATTGCAGTATTTTTGGCGTTCAATATCATCTCGTTTATATGGGATTTTAAGTTTATTAAATGGAGTTCCATGTTTTATGCCAAATATACATGGAACGGTACTCCTTATGTAGACCGAACCCCTTGGGATACCTTTAAAAGGCATTATTCAGTTATATTATAATTTAAAGAAAAAAATGATAATAGGGATGTTTCATTCATAAAAACAATATAAAAGCTATGAACAAAGAAGAATTTCAGACAAAGAAAAATGATATCAATTCAAAAATAAGGGAATTGAAAAGTCAGAAAATTAAGTTGGAAAAGGAGTACATTGAATCCAATGCGAAGTATCCTATCGGAAGCAAGGTTTGTATTACTACTCCTGCATCCACATATATAAGATTAGATAACCATGAAAGTGTTGTTATTCCTGAAAAAAAACAATACGCCTATATTAAGGGTTATAATATTGGTTTTTATGATACCATTGACCCATTGTTTAGCAAGGTCAAGAAAGATGGTACCATGTCGGATGTGAACTTGTATGTTAATCTTACGAATACTACGATAGAACTGGTAAAGGAGTAATTGTTATGGCAAAGGTAATGAATTTAGGATCGCATGGCTTTACAGAAGAGAATAACGGCTAGGAAAACTCCTAAGTATTGTAATCATTATAAAAAGAATAAAATATGACTAAGAAGATTGCTGTTGTAGGTTCAATGATAAATTCATCCGAATACCTTCTATTCAAAAATTTGGAAACAGGATATTCCCTTGAACGTTATGATTGTGTTGAGGAAGCTAGAAACAGTGATTGTGATGCTGTTATAGTAACGGATAAGGATAGTATTGATTATGGTGATAAAACGCATATTTTGATGAATTTCGATAAGCCTATTATCGGAAGTGACTGTCTTTATATTCATGAATCAATAACAAAATTCCGCGTCAAGGATGATAGGTGTATCAACAAGCAGATTGCGAAACGTAGAAAAAGAAACAAGAATCATAAAACACATAGGAGAAAGAGGAAGTGAACACATTTTACGGAATCAGCTTTGTAATATACTTTATATTTATCACCCTTGTATTGACCACATTCATATATGGTTTGAAAAGGGATGAATATAAGTTTGGGAAGTGGGCAATTATAACATCATCCTACTTTATATTTGTAATTATTTACACATTTTTTGTTTTACGGTTATGAATAAGGTGGAAGTAGGAACCCTTGACATGGGCGAACTGTTTGAACACAGGGGTGTGATATATGAGGTCTTATACAAAACGGATTATTGTGTTCGTTGCCAATACCCTAACGACAAATATCGTTACAGGGATATATGGGAATATCTATATACCGAATTTAGTTTATGGACAAAAGTTAATAAATTATGAAAACACTGGTTTTTGATGTAATGCTTGACGGGCGATTTGTACATACATTCAGATACCAATACTGCCCGTTATTCCCGATAGACGAACAGGAACTGGAGAAGTTTGTCACCGACAGGCTTCCTACATTGAAAAGTAAAGATTTTAAAATAGTATTTTGATATGAAACAGACAGTAAAAGAAGCAGCGAAGGAAAATATCCTATTTAATCATAGGACAGTTGATAGAACTTTGTTTGGTAAAGATTTGGCAAAGTTTGGATAGATTAATTTCGTTCAAGGTGCCGAATGGCAGTCAAAGCAATCACCGTGGATAAGCGTTAAGGAACGGTTGCCAGAAGAGTTAGAAAGTGTTTTGGTTGGGACTAATTACGAGGGCAGATATTATTACGAAGTAGCTTTTGTAATGAACGGGAAGTGGGTATGCCATAATAGTAAACCCATCTATTGGATGCCCATCCCCTCTTTTGATGATATACTCGAAGCCAACAAGGATGTACTTGAACGGATTAAAGAGAAAGGAGATTGAGATATGGAAATAAAGAACGTAGGACAACTTAGAAAAATAATTGAGAATCTTTCCGATGATTACGAAATCGAGATGCGTGTCAGACGCAAATTGACGGATGAAGAAATAATCGAGTTGCATAAAAAGTACGGCAGGATATATCCTTATCCATACGAAACAAGTTATTCAGAGCTTGAATTTGATGATGTAGGTGTGTCTGACAAAGTATTATGTTTGGGTGTAACTCTTAATGAATGAATGGTATGGAAATAAATAACGGAATAATAATTGACGGGGTACTGTATGAATCATCAGAAGGATTTTGTAATGAGTGTTCCTTATACCGGGAATGTTGTAATATTTTAGATGATACCTATTGTTCCATACTAGATTTGGGAATAGGTCAGTGTTTTGTCAGTCGTGGCAAAGTAACAGAGATTAAAACAGAGGAGGAGAAGAAATGAAACAGGTATTGTCATTTGATCAGACGAAACATTTACAAGAACTTGGATTATACCATATCTACACCTTGCCAGATATTCTCGACAAGTTACCTTGTTTCATCGGCAATGAAGTGCTGACCATCAAAAAATTTGCAGATAGCTATACATGCTTGTATGTGGAATCTTATACTAGGTCTATCGGAAATATCACAGAAAGTAAAGAGCCTATTGATGCAGCCTATGATATGTTGTGCTGGTGCATTGAAAACGGATATGTTAAAGTTGGAAAGGAGGAATAATTATGGGATTTACAACACAGTGTTTTATACACAAGAATACTGCTAATATTAGAAATAGATTAAAAGAACTTGGCTATTATTGTAATCCATATTTAGGTTGGCATAATCTATTTACTTGTGTATTTGGAATTAATTCGGTTTATTCATTGGACGATTATGATACAAATGGTCTTAAAGAAATAGATGGTCTTATTGATTGCGGAACGAATGAAGAACTATTCCTGGCTATCGCTGCATTGAGGGATGATACAGACAAGAACCAATGGTTTACGGATGGTGATAAATGGATTCTGTGTCCTGAAATCAAGTTCTCTACTTATTGGGTTTACTATCATATTGATGTCAATACGGATACCGTTCACAAGGCTACCGTAAACGAACTGATTGAACATTTTAAAACAAAGGAGGAATAATGAAAGCAAAGTATTTTAAAAAGATAAGAAGCCAAGTAAAGTGGTATAAGGTATCATATAGAGATAGTTTATTTTTTAGTTTTAGCGATGAGAAAGAAATATTGGCTAAATCTCCTGAAAATGCTTGTGTCAGATACCATAAACGTACTGGATGTTTTGTTAACAAATATAATCCCAATAATATTACACAATATAGTGAATCTCTTTCAAGGTTCAAGGTATGTATAGGTAAGAAAGTAATGTATTTCGATTAAATATGAAAGCAAGAATAAAAAGAAAAATTCAAAAAAGACCATTCCTATATAATGTAGGACAAGTTTTTAAGGCTTGTGATTGGATTACTAGTATTCAACGTGGAAATATGGTTTGGCGTAGGTATCGTTCATTTGGTACTATTATTAAATCAGAATTTTAAATATGAAAGCAAGAGTAAAATCAACAGGGGTTTTGGTGGATGTAACTCCCCAATTAAACATCAACTCTCAACATAGCAGAGATTATTTATATGTATGTGATAACATGGTATTCAAGGAATGCGAACTTGATTTTTCAGCTATCGACTGGGAACAGCGTAGATACGAATTGGCGAAAGCTGCCATGCAAGGGATTTTAAGTGATAAAACAATAGTTGGTTACGCTAGTTCGGAAGCAGATTACAAGAAAGGAGAGAAACATACAATACCTATAAGCATTGCTCGGTTTGCAATTGTTTGTGCTGATGCTTTAATTAATGAATTAAAATGATAAAAGTATTAAGAAATAAAACTCCTATCGCTCGCAAAGAGCATAGATGTGAATTTTGCGGTGAAGTAATACACATTGGAGAAAAATATAACAGACAGACCAATGTTTGTGATGATCGTGTTTATGATTGGGTTAGTCACTGTGATTGCTCCCAATTAGCCTATGAACTTAACATGTTTGATGATTGCGATGAAGGACTTGACGATGATGGATTTATTGATAGACTTAATCAGTATGTTTACGACAATCATTATGACGATAAAATAGATGATATTGCGAAGGATTGGCAATTACCACGTTATGAATTAGTAAAGAAAGTGTTGAATGAATTAAAAAAGAAATAGTTATGACCGAAGAACTTGTAACATTGGAAACAGCAAAGTTGCTGAAAGAGAAAGGATTTAATGAGTATTGCAAAGATATTATTAAAGAAGACGATAATCGGATAATGCAATCTGCGTTCCGAACGAATAAGAATTTGCCAAAATTGTGTTATAGTCGTCCCACTCAATCCGTTGCACAAAAGTGGCTGCGTGAAACCAAGAACCTGCATATCGAAATATCCTATATGTATGAAAACTATTGGACGTATGATATACTGACAATTCCGAGACATGACCTAATAGGATTGGAGGACAGGGCCTCTGTTCGTTACAACACCTACGAGGAAGCACTTGAAGCAGGATTACAGGAGGCATTAAAATTGATATAAAAATGAAAAAGATATATTTCAATGATAAATTTGGATCAACACGAGCGGTGTTGGACGGTCGTAAGACAATAACTAGACGAATTGTTCCATTTACATATTGTAAAGATAAAATTCATTTGTCTAGATATAAGGTTGGTGAAGTTGTTGCCATTGCGCAAAGCTATGAAACCGTTTACCATGAACAAGGATTGGAAACACTTGATATGTTAGTTAGTGGTTGGAAGTATAGCAAAGGTTGGCGTAATAAACTCTTTGTATGCGCTGACTTCATGTCCCATCATATCCGAATTACCGATATTAAGGTTGAACGTTTACAGGACATTTCCGATGAAGATTGCTTGAAAGAAGGGATATATGAAGATTCGGGTGATGATAAATATCCACCATCTATATTTTATGAATTTGAGGGAAACGAAGACGATGGATTTGATACACCCCGTGAAGCCTTTGCAGCCCTCATAGATAAAGTATCAGGCAAGGGAACATGGGAATCCAATCCTTATGTTTTCGTTTATGAATTTAAACTGATTGATTAACATATAGAGAGTAAATTTATGAATAATATTAATTTGAACGAACTACGGGATATAGCTTATAAGACAGCTTGTGAGCATGGTTTCCACGATAAAGAATTGAGTGATGAACACTTCCTTTGTCTTATCGTTGGAGAGCTTATGGAAGCTGTGGAAGCGGATAGGAAAGGGAAATGTGCCGACAGGGAATCTTTTAAATCTTCTTATGAGAATGAAGAACCGCACGATGATGCTAATTTCAAATGTTGTTTTGAAAAATATATCAAAGATACACTTCCAGACGAACTAAGCGAAGCAGTTATACGCCTGCTTGATCTTGCAGGACTTCGGGGAATAAGCCTTGAATCTGCTAGTAATGATATTAACTCCGAATATATGGATGATATTGCCTGCATGTACAGCCAATTGAGTTTCGCGGAAGCGATATATTCCATATTTATCAAACCAATTGTAGATTACAAGTGTCTTTCTACGATTGTAAATGAGATGATATTTTTAATCTTTGCACTAGCCAAACATCTTGACATAGACCTTATATGGCATGTGGAGCAGAAGATGAGATACAATGAATTAAGACCTAAGTTGAACGAAAAAAAATATTGATTATGAAAACAATTATATTTACAATAATATGTATTATCGCCCTATTATGGGTTGGAGATCTAACAATTACATTCAAACCGTTTTCCATATCGCTGCCCGGTTGGCATAAGGCTTTAGGTATCATCCTGTTTGTATTTGCAATGGCGGTGTATAACATTGGAGAATACGCTAAGGGGTACAAGCATGGTTTTGATGATGGGGCAAAGGAATGTATTGAAGCGATTAAGGGAAATGGAAAGAATAGAGCAGATAGCAACAATTGATTTTTGTTATTTCCGATTAAAAATTCTCTGCAAACAGCTTTCTAATACCAAGTCAAACATCGAAAGACTAGTCGATAAGGCTTGCGGTTATAATGAAACCGAAGAGATAAGAAAGGAGTGTATAATGCTTGTAGAGCAGATCATTGAAAGCAAGAAGCAAATCGGAGAAGATTTCACAAGAGATGAACGTGTTTTGAATAAATTGAAAAGAAATGAACAGTAGCGACATTGATTTCCCGTTACTCCGTATATTTAATGGAGTAACGGGGCGATATGAACTTCTTATTGACGATGTATCCATAGATGCTTATGGACGTGTAAGAGATAGCAGTGGTTGTGTTGTAGAATGGTTTACAGGCGTGTTTGACATGAACGGAATACCATTGTTTGAAAACGACATAATCATGCCTGTAAAGGACGGAATAAGCCAATACAGACGCATATGGAGAACAGTAGGTGGATTTGTACTAAGCAGAAGAAATGATGTGAAAGGACTGTCCAAATTGGATATGCTTGGTGCTGACTATCTGGTAAACGAACGTGTGCAGCAATACATATCTGATGGTTGCGTAAAGATAGGTTCTGCAACAATTGATCTTAACCTGTTGAAAGGGAGAACGAAAGAAGATATTATTAGAAATTTATCTAGAAGGGTCAGATGAAAGACAAAATGCTAGAGGAAAGTTTGAACAATTTATACAGGACGTTTCTTATTTGGGTGATAAGATGTTATCCTATATTGTTCTGTCTTGCAATACTTGTCCATCAATGTGAGGTTATACACTCTGTTGGAACAGGTGATATCATTGAATATTATGATGGTGACACATTGGAGTATATTCAGTATGCCACTCCGTTTTCGGACAAGTACCTTACCATATTCTTTAACGCCAAACTGTTTAATGCAATATTGTTTTATGTGTTGTCAAAGGTATTTTTATTTTGTATATACCATAGAGTATTTGTCATTGAAATGTTTATATACGCAATACTGGATATTGTATTTAATAATGTGGTGTTTGAGGACGCACATTTGATTAATGCGATATACTATACATCAATTGGTTTTGTTACTGTTGGATTCTTTATTGCATTATACTTGCATCAAAGATATGGAGATAGGAAAGTGCACACGCATCAAACTATTAGTGATGGGTATAGGTGTTGTAATAAGCAATCTATTTTTTACCCATAGATTGTGTTCCTCCCGTATTCTTCATGTTTATCTTGACCTTTACGGGAGATGCCTTTTTATTTGATGTTACCTTAGGGGATTTAACATTAACCCTAATCACTTTCTTTACCATATATTGCTTATTTTAATTGTTTAACAAAGTTAATTATTTTTATTTATGCAACAAAACAATAGTACCGATAAAACAGCTTCGGCACACAAAACGGACGAAATAATGGTTTACGAACATCCTTTTTTTGGAAAAATTCGTGTGTTTGTTCGATATGGTAAAATTTGGTTCTGTGGATTAGACGCTGCATCTTCTTTACAGTATTCAAATCCATTAAAAGCTCTTTTAGAGCACTGTAAACCATCCTCCGTAATGATGCGTGAAGTAGGGGATGATATAATGGAGTTTATTAATGAAAGGAGTATGTATAGACTGATTTATAAAAGCCCTTTTCCTCCTATGGCTGATGAATTTGAACGTTGGATATTTGATTATATTGTTCCATCAGTTACCAATACAGGAAGTTATTATGCACAGGTTAGATTACCAAACTTCAACAATCCTGCCGAATCTGCCAGGGCGTGGGCTGATGAGTACGAAAGGAATCAAGCGTTAAAGCCACAACTAAACGAATCCAATGAATGGTATAGTATCAAAAGATGGGCAAAGGAAAACGGTGTCAACTGGAAAAAGATTAGCCGGATGAAGATGAAAGTAATATCTTGTAAGCTAGGTTATCAGATAAAAAAGATTTTTGACGATAACCATTGCCAGGTAAACACATACAATGTAAACGTATTTAAGGAATACTTTAAGAAATGTGAATAAACAATATATATTTTAAAACATTTTATAGTATGTCATTTTATTGACTATATTTGCATCATGTTTGAGTGTAGAAGCAAGCATATTTATAATGAAAGTTTAGGGGGAAAGCGTTCCCCCGATTTTAGTAACCGTAAAAGTGATAAAACAATGATTCTACTAGAAATTTTTCAAAACTGCTTTATTGTAGGGTATGATGGAAAGAAAATACCCTTTGTAAAAGATGATTTCCTGTTTAGTGATACCGGGGAAAGATACATTTTGACCAACAAGGAAAACAGTGAACAGGTTAGCCTACCGAAGCAATCGACAATAATAATTAAACATAATATTTTTCATGAAGGTATTGATTAGAAAGGATTCAAGCGACATAAGAAACAGACTTGAACGGTTAGGGTACACCGCTTCCGAGAAGTCGTTGGAGGGATTTGGTGATGGTATCTTTGTAGACAAGTCAGATAATACTTTTCACGTAAAATCAGAGTGGAATGTTATTTATATGTTTCTTGAAACAGTAGATTGCGGAGATGACGAGAATATGTTTTTTGATTTTGTAGAAAACGATATAACGTCAATAATTTCAATGATGTTAGGTAAGTATAAATCTTTAATAAAAATTGGTAACTTTCCCATCATTAATACATCTAGCATTAAAGATGTGTTGTACTTTGAATATAGAGAACATAACATCATAGAAGTTATTGTTGTTTCAGTGTATGGACTAAAGTTGAAAAGCGTAAAGGATGTTGACTTTTCAGACCCTAATGCGGACACAATAATAGCATACATGAAATCGTTGCATAAACAACTAAAAGAATATATCAAATGAAGTGTAATTTTACCCCTATGGACAAATTCTACCAGATACTGGATTACTACGGTTTGTCTTACACGGATATTAAGAAAAATCATATCCGTGTGTTTTATGGAAACAAGAAAATGTTTGATTATTATCCGCTTCGCATGAAGCTGTTTGATTACCACGAATGGCATCAGCTTACTTATCCGTTCGTGAAGGGCAAGGAAGATGAATGGGAAGTAGAACTTACCATGTTCATTAGCGGAGTGTTGGGAGATGAGATGTTTAAAAAGTTTAAAAACGATTGATTATGGATAAGAAAGAGAAGGAATTTACTCCAAAAGCTATAAATTTGTGTGGCAAACGGAGAATGCTATCATCCATAAAAGGATGGGAGATTGTTCATTATAACAATTACTCTAAAGGTATAGCCAATGTTCAGCCTGTGGACAAACTGAGAGTAACACTTTCAGGACGTGAAGTAATTGAGTATGTCCTATCTGATGGAGATAAAACGATTGATAAACTAGACAGTTATTTCGGATTGCTATGATGATAAAAGTAGACATACCTGAACCGTTCATAGACGGTGACAATACGATGGTAAACATCACGTCTGATTCATTCTGCTATTCCAGCATTGATTCACGTTATGAAGGATTTCAGAGTTCCTACAAGGACGGGAATATGAATCAGAAGATACAGGGAAAACTAGAGATAATTGCGGACCAGTTTAAAGAACTTATAAAAATAATAGAAGATGGAAAGACATTTGTTAATACAGGAGTGTGAGAGAGAGGAAAAAATGAAGGAGTTGCGCAAGCTGCAGAACGATCTTATCAAGAAAGGCCGTATGGTTGAATGCTCTCGTGTAACAGCCAAGATAAAGGAGTTTCAGGAAGCATATATCAAGGCTTATCCTGACGGTAAATATGTAAGGGGCATGGATATTATCAAGAAGATGTCTGATGATGAGAAAATGGATTGGATGATGTATGTCAACGCCATTGCTTTTTGTGCTGATATTATCCATTCTTCTTCCATAGAGTTGAATGAAATGCTAAAGAAAACACTCCCCGGATCTAGCCTTCAAATGTTTGAAACGCTTGAAAAGGTAGGTACTATGGCAAAGAATCAAATACTATGGATGGATAACAATGTTGACGAGAAATACCAGGATGATTTTGCAAGATATGCCGATGAAATATCCGTGATGCTTTTATCATTTGTTAAAAATAAATTTTTACCCAGAAAATGACACGCGAAGAAATACATAATAACGTACTGACAATAAGAAATTATTATTTCAGTATTCAGAACAAGATTGACAATGGATACAATGTTTCAGAATTGGACATAGATTCTAAAACGCACAACAAAATGATTGACGATACAATAAAATCAGCCTTTGAAGATCATAAAATTATTCTTGCTTTGGAAAAATACAAGTTATGAAAAAGAAAGATATAGACGAAGGATATATTGTAGGTGACTTTTATATAGTTAAAAGCCCTATCAAAGAGGGATGGCTTCACGTAGTGAATATAAAAACATCTTGGCAGATAAAGGTGATGATGGGAGCGAATACGGCAAAGTTTCTAAGCCTTTCCCAACAGGAAATATTTGACAGGATTAACGGAATATACATTCAATCCATGATGTCTTTATACGATTCAGATTATGCCTTGAAAATAGCTAAAGATGCTGTGTCTTATATGTCTGAAAAGGCAGAAAAGATGGAAAAGTTGGAAAAGGTGGGAAATACTGAAAATGAAGATATTGAAAAGGTGAATAAAGATGAGTTCATGATGAAGATAGCCACATCTTCCGATGAAGAAATCATGGATATGATCGTAAATGGAGAGATAAAGTACGAATATTTCAAACAAGAACAGGAGTAAATTTATGAAAGCATTATTTAAAATGGACTTCTATTGCGGAAGAATGGGCAATCTTGAAGGAGTATTTATTGCAGACACAGAAGATGTCGAATACTTAGTGAATAACAAAATCAGTGTTTACTTCGGTGAAGCACTTGGCAAATACTCTGAAATATCCGGGTGTGTGGCTGAAAGTGAAATCAAACAAATAACCACCGATGAAAATGTAATCAAGATAGTTGAAGAATATGGACTCAACAGTGGGTATAATCCATTTGAATACACTCTTTGTACATCAGAAACGGAAGATATACCAGATAACGTAGTTGATTGGGATGATTGTACTGTACAAGAATACATAGACTTTATGAGGAAAGGTATAATACCCCAATGTTACGAGAAAGATTATAAAGAATGGCTAAGTAGCCAAAAGGAGGATTAAATCATGCAAGACTATATTTCAGATTGGTTCATCCCGATGGATTTCGGTAATGATATGCCGGACGAAGAACCTAACGGTGAGGATAATTTCAATTTTGATTAAGTTAATTTGTTAATAATAATAGACATGAAAACATTTTTTGAGTGTAAAATTCGCTACGAAAAAGTAGCAGAAAATGGGATGAATAAGAAAGTAAGTGAGCAATACCTGGTTGATGCGCTTAGCTTCACTGAGGCGGAAGCACGTATTATATCGGAAATGACACCGTTTATCAGTGGCGAGTTCACTGTTTCGGACATTAAACGCTCCAATTATAGCGAACTGTTCCCCTCTGAGGAAGATGCAGCCGATCTATGGTTTAAATGCAAGCTGTATTACATCACGCTGGACGAAAAGAGCGGAGCGGAGAAAAAGACATCATGCTATATGCTTGTTCAGGCAGCCGATTTGAGAGATGCTGTAAAGAAACTGGACGAAGGAATGAAAGGTACAATGGCAGACTACGTGATTGCATCCGTAGCCGAAACAGCTATCATGGATGTTTATCTATATGAGGAATATAATAAATCTTTACCAGAGTTTCCTAGTGGCAACAAGACGGAAGCTGTTATAGGTGACAAAAATGTAATTGTAGATAAGACAGGGAGTGCAACTATAGTTTCAACAAGTAATATCCAATAATTATGTCAAACGAACAACAAAATCAGGTTTTTCATCATTGGAGAACTGGAAGTCAATCTGATTATGTGGGAGTAGAAATACTCCCTAACGGTCAGTCTATTATTGCTACAATATCCCATATCGTATGGGATGAGAATGCAAAGGTACAAGGTAGTAAGAAACCATCATGGATTGCTTACTTTAAAGAAACAAACCTTGTTCCTAAACCTATGCTATTGAACAGTACGAACCGTAAACGCCTTACCAAGCTGGCACAAACTGATTATCCTGAAACCATCCATGATTTCCGTGTAATATTATGCAAGGAACTGACACGTGACCCAAGCGATGGAGGGAAGGTATATGGATTGCGTATAGGACGTGATGTTCCACCGCCACCACAGAAAGAGAAAATGACGGTGAACTCTGATAAATTCAAGGCTGCATTGGAAGCATTGAAAAGTGGAAAATGCGACATTAATTACATCACATCAAGCTATGATGTAGACGCGGAAGCTATGAAGTTGTTTAACGAAGCGACTAAGAAATGATGGAAGCGGAAGAAAAAGAAAAATTATGGCTTATGAAGAGGTGTGGTAAAATCACCTCTTCCGCCATTGGAAAACTTATGGTTTCCGGGAGAAGGGAAATGACACCTTCCGAACTAGAGATTGCAAAAAAACAGGGTGTGAAGAGAAAGGCAGTTGATGTTCCTTTCGGGGATACAGCTATATCTTATCTTTATCAGGTTGCAAGGGAGAGAAGGTTAAACAAACCATGCCGACATATATCCACTTCTGACATGGAGTGGGGAAAGGATCATGAAAAAGACGCTATCGAGTGTTTTAACCATAACACGTTCTCCAGACTAATGTCCTGTGCGGATGATTTTGACGAAATTGTTTTTGTCGATAATATCTATGATGGATATGGTGATTCTCCCGATGGATATGGATTTGATGTCAATGGTAAATTGTCTTATATAGCAGAAGTGAAATGCTTTACTTCTGAAAGTAAGATTGAATATTTGAGAGAAGCCACAAAGGAACAGGCGATAGAGGAATACTATTGGCAGCTAATGTCGCATTTCCTTTCCCATCCAGATGTAGATAAAATGTATTATATCGTATATGACGGCAAGTCAGATGATGATCCGTTTGATTTACGCCCAGTTAACGATCCGTCAAGACTTTTGTATTGGGAACTTGACAGATGCGATTATAGAGACGATATAGACAGGATGGAGGATAAGTTACAAATGGCTCTAGCTTATCTTTCACTCAACGAACGTGATGCAAAAAAATACCCAATAAGAAAAATAAATGACTTTGTTGGTGTTTCAAATACGTAACGGGTAATTGCGGAGTTACCACAAAAAGTTAATAATATGTCAACAAATATAACATTATCTAAAGAAAGTAGTGAAAGCGAAATTAAGGCGTATTTCAATGAAATATTAAAGCTATCACAATCAGATAACGAATTTCCAGTAAATTTTGATGATGTATGGATGCTTGTTTATCAAGACAAGCATAAAGCAGTAAACGAACTTAAAGAAAAGTTTATTGAAAGTGTTGATTATCAGGCAATCACCCAAAAAGTAAAATGCCAAAATGGAATCGGTTATTCAAGAAGAATTGATTATCATATTACTGTTCCTTGTCTTGAATTTTTTATTGCAAGAAAAGTAAGATCAGTATTTGAGGTTTACCGACAAGTATTCCATCATACCGTTAATAAGATTATAGAGAATAAGTCAATTGATAATCAACCAACCATATCGGATAAAATGAATGCAGCTACATGGGCGGCAAAGTTCTTGAACTTAAATGATAATTCAAAGTTGATTATCGCAAAACAGATACTTGACCCATTAAATATATCTCTTCCAGATTATACATCATCGAAAGGGATATTAAAGTCTGCCTCTGAGTTGTTATCTGAAAAAGGAATTAAAATTTCCGCACAGGCATTTAACAAGGCAGCTATTGAAAAAGGATACCTATGCGAATTGAGCCGAAATTCTTCACACGGTAAGAAAAAACGATTCAAATCAATCACGGAAAAAGGTCTTTCTTATGGGGAAAACCAAGTAAGCCCGAATAATCCTAAAGAAACACAACCGTTGTGGTATGAGGATAAGTTTGAAGATTTATTGTCTAAATTGTTATGACTACATTGATCAAGCACAACAAATCTAATCGTGGGGATGAAATAATCATCCCCTATCTTGCCATAGAAAACAATATCAACTTTATCATGCTCAATGGAGGTGTAGGTGATGTTGAACTTATGGACGGAACGAAATGTAAGTCAACAAGCTGCACTCCTATCAAATTTGATGATGCAGGAGATGATATATATCGTATATATGGTATAGGAAAAGAAGCATGGAAAATGGCATGGCTGAAAAGAGTACATGCCATGAGTGATGAAATTGTAAAACTAAAGTTAGATTTCAATGCCAGCAATTAGCGAATTATGGATAGATTATCCAATATCTTACCGTGACGAAAAAGGAAGGTTCGTCAAAGGTCATAATTACGGATTCAAGAAAGGAAGGGAAGTATCGGATGAGGAACGTGAAAAGAAAAGAGTTATTATGAAGGAACTCATAAAGAAACGAAAGGAAAACGGTTCTTATCTCGGCCATAGAAACAATACAAGGGCTGTCATTGCGATAGAGGATGGCACGAACAGATTCCTATGCTTTGAAGCCTGTTGTGACTGTGAGAGGAAATTAGGTATGCCACAACGCTCATGTAGTTCTTTCTGTAAGGGTAAAAACGGGCATAGATGGAGAAACTTTAAATTATTTTACGAGGATGAATACGGATTACGTTGACAACTTTGAAAACTATGACAGGAAGCTAATCAAACTAAATAGCGACACTGCCATTTTGCTTCACATATTCAAGAAAAAACCAAACCATCACTTCGAGGATTGGATGGTTCTTCAAGACAATGAGGAATACTTCAAAAAGGAATGTGTTCCTGATTACGAAGATGCCGCCAGGCAGTTTATCAAGCAGTTTGAAGGAGAAGAGTGCATGGCTTTTGTGATTGCATTGAAAAACGAACTTGAAAGAATGATACAAGAAGATGAGTACAAACGAAATCAAGCTAAGGGATTACCAGGAGGTGGGGATAACCCGTCTGAGAAATTCCCTGACTAATCATAAGCATGTCATATTTTCAGCCTGTGTAAGTTACGGCAAAACGGTCATAATGAGTTTTATGGCTAAAGGTGCTGTTGAAAAGGGGAATAAGGTGCTTATCGTATCCCACAGATCTGAACTTATGACACAGACAGGGGGAACGTTGGAAAGAGTTGGCATACAGGCTGAATACATCTCTCCTAAACACAGGAACATACCTAAAGGTCTAGTAGTATCCGCAATGGCTCAAACTCTCCGTAGAAGGCTCGAAAAACCCGAATGGGTTGAATGGGTTAAAAGTGTATCTCTCTGTCTGATAGACGAAGCGCATTCGTCTGACGCGGATTATCTCTTTGAGTCTGGTTTGCTTGATGATAAGTATGTAGTAGGTCTTACAGGAACCCCGATGAGAAGTGGAAACCAAAGGCAGCTTGGCATGAACTATGAAGAGATTGTAGAAACCGCCCAGATACAGGATATGATGGACCGGGGAAACATAACCAAGTTGAGAACGTTTACAGTTGATGCGCCCGACTTGTCTAAGGTTAATACCGATTATCGCACAGGTGATTTCGATAGCAGGCAGATGGGTGCGGTGTTCAACAAGTCTGTACAGTACAAGGGGGTGATTGAAAACTATATGCGTATCTGCCCGATGAAAAAAGCAATCTGTTTTGATGCCACACAGGCAAATGCGATAAGAATGTGCGCTGAATTTAATGAAGCTGGCATACCTGCAAAATTCCTCATATCAGGTATAGACAAGAACAAACCTGATGAGTTGGCATTATATGAAAAATACAAGCATCTTACAGGAAACAGGGAACAGCTTATCAAGGATTTCCATGACGATAAATTCACCGTTATATGCAACAGTGGCATATTGTCTACGGGATACGATGAAACAAGTATAGAGGTTTGCATATTAAACCGTGCTACACAATCCGTTCAGTTTTATATCCAGGCAACTGGCAGGGCTATACGGCTTCACCCAAATAAAACGGAAGCATTTCTCCTAGACTTCGGTGGTAACATATCACGGCTCGGCAAGTTTGAGAAAGAACGTAAATGGGCTTTATGGCATAACAAAGGGAAATGTGAAGGGATACAAGGAGTGGAAGAGTGTAAACAGTGTGGTAAATATATTGCCATAACCGCTTCGGAATGCCCTTTCTGCGGATATGTATATCCTACCGAAAAGGAGATAAGGATGGCAGAACTGCAAGAACTGGTAGGAGATTTAAAATTTGAACAAATGACGCCTACTCAATTTTTCCAGTATGCGGAACTTAAAGGATACAATACTTATTGGGCAATACGGCAGTTGTATATCAGAAATACGGAAACTGATTTTCGTAAAGCCATGAAAGAATGCGGATATTCCAGCAAGTTTATATGGGGTTATATTCAAAGAAACAAAAAATAACATTATTTACATTTGCAAAATATTTTTGTGAAATAAATATATCTACTTTTGCGTTATGAAAAACAACATTAGGTAAACAGTACATTGGACAAGTTAGAAAAAGAAATAAAACAATACTTAAACATTTAATCATGGGAAAGAATTTACTTAATAACGATGGTAAAATTGCCTTGTTTCACGAAACGATAAGGCTTGACTTTAATCTGCCTAAATACTCCGTTATAGAGCAGAAAGATCCTAATCCAAGTGTAATGTCTTATGATTTCCTAAAACAATACATGGAAAGCAATGACAAGGAAGGAGTGGCGGAATTTAATCTTACCGTTTCACCGACAATGCTTGACTCTGTAAAAACAAACCAGGAGCACAAGCAAGTGATAATGCCTCTTCTTGACAGAAAACATAAGGAAAGTTCATGGTTAAAAAAGATTAAGGATTATGTAGACGAATACAGAAGATCAAAGTTTGATGTAATACATTTCTTCTCTGAGGTGAAGATACAGACAGAAAACGAGATGAAGCAATACAGGGATAGGATAAAAGACTATATACTGATGCTAGGTTATGCTGAAAGATCTGGTCAACACGCCTTGAAAGAAAAACTGTTCCGAAATATGGTGATATGTAAATACGAAAGCATATTGTTCAGCAAAGGATTATACAAGGCTATATCAGAGGAAAATCTTATGAAGTTTGCAAAAGGATGCCCGAAAAATCTATGCCTTGATTATATTTCTGACTATACTAGAATCATACCATTTGACATAATTAGGAAAAAGACTGACATAGACAAATATGAAATATTCGACAACTATGTTATCCTCCATTATGACTTTGATAATAACGGAACAGATTTACCATCTGACAAGAAAAAAGAAGAGGTGGAAAAAAGAAAAGATCCTATTCTGTTTGGTGTTATTGCAGGAAGCAACAAACTATACTTCATCGGTGACTGGATTGACGAGTATTGCGATTTGCGGTTCGATGATGTGGTAAAACAATGCACGGACGATTTCTTGTCAGAAAACATTTCTTTGGATGATCTTGCAAAATAGCAACACAAAGCCTTGCAGGAACGGAGAGTATTGCTGCTGTCGCTGCAAGCATAGATACACGGTTATTGTGGATGGATTGTTTGTTGGATACGTATGCTACATTCCTTGGTTTGAAAAACACGTTGCCATGAAGATAAGAAACAGCGGACATGACATGTGTGAAGGATTCGAGATGGTTGATAACAAACTTTAACCTTTTATTCTTCTCACATATCACATTTCGTGATACCTTTGCCAAATACAATTTTTTTATTATGGCTGAGGAAAAACGATCTGCGGAAGAAAAGAAAATGCAGAAAGATATAGTAGTTAGTTACAGGAATGAGAAGGAAGGTAAAGAATGTAGGGGATTGCTTGTGGCATTTTTTTCCGAACTTCTCCATCCTGCTGTAAGTGGTAACAAGTCGGCTGAGTTCCGTGCTCTAGGGGCAAAGAAAAGTATGCCTGACCTTGCTTATATACATGACGGTAAGATATATGGCATAGAACTTAAAATGCCTGACAGTAACCATGACCGTAATCACATAATAGAACAGGCTGATGTGATGGCTACATATTTCTTTAGAGGATATTTCGTATGGTCTAAGGAAATGTTGTGGAATATTCTTGACGCTATTGAGCGTGGTCAGCCAGGAATGTCAAATACACTACAAATAAAAGATTATTGTATGCGTAACAGCACTACAAAAGTAAGTTTTGAAAAAATAATTAAAGAGTTGTTTCAATGAATAAGATAGTTTTTGATAGAAAAGTTTTATATTCAACGTTAAACTCAGCCAAAGCCTGCCTTTCCGATACAGGCTTGACGATATTGAAATGTTTCCGTTTTAAATATGTAGCATCAGAAAATTCAATAGAGGTTACTTCATACAATAACCTTAATGAGATGCGTTTGATCATTCCAGTTGTTGATTCAGACTGTAATGACGGACAGGAGTTTGCAGTAGACGGAATAATACTTGTAAAGCTGCTCAAAACAGTAAAGGATTCCATTGTTACGGTAAAGATATATGATAAGGATATAATATTCTCTTACAATGGCAGTGAAGCGTCTTTCTTTGCGGAAGATGTAGAATCTTATCCTGATATTAAAATGGGTAAGCGTGGTACCGGGATAAGGGTCAACTTGAACAGGAATGATCTGTATAGAGCATTAAAAAGGAACATAGGATTTAATGATATCAGTGACGTTGTGACCAGCCTTAGTGGAGTGGGGATAAATTTTATTTGTTCCAATAATTGCATTGATATATGTTCGTCCGATAAGATTGTATTTGTAAGAGATGTTATAGAATGTCAGCCGGATATATCCAAGGACTTGTGCATAAATGTAATGCCTACTTCGGTAAAGGAAGCGTTATCTTTTCTTGAGATGTTGTCAGAAGAAAATGTAACTGTTTCTGTATCTGATGATGAAAGGGTGATGTCTATATATTATGGGGATTTCGGTTCTGTCTTTAATTGTACGCTGATGGAGGTTAAGTTTGTAAACTACACACCATTGGTAAACAATATAAAATCAAACTTTAATTACTTTATTAAAGCAAGAACTAACGACTTGATAGATTCCCTTTCAAGAATAAAGGTAATGTCAGATGTGTATAACATATCACATTTTGTTTGCAGGGAGGGAGATAATAAAATGGATATAACATACACAAATGATGCAGGGTATAAAATATCGGAAAATGTCGGAATTGAAGGATATTGTCAAGGGCGTTTGGATTGCAATCTGAATATTGAAAAGATGATTAACGCATTGAAAGTGTTCCCTGGGGATTATGTCACATTGGCATATACCAATCCTGAGAATAATGCTCCTATATGTATCATTAATGAAGAGGGTAATTATAAATTAATGGGCGTAGTAAACATTTTTAAGAGTTGATAACTATTGTTTAACCTATCGAATATACAGTTTTATTATTTTTGCAACAAAAATATATAACTCATGGAAAACGAAGAAAGAACAATTCAGATTCTCGCTGAAACAATAGATAGGTTAAACAAGACGATAGAATCACAGAACAGGTTGATTGAGGATTTAAAAAACAGACTTGAAACAATTCAGAACGAATATAGCCCTTCAATTATGACTGTAGGAGTATTGATAGAAAAGTTGAATAATACAAAGACAAGAAGCGGAAAGGTAAGATTTGAAGCATTATCCAAACATATAATGCCATATCTTACCAATCAGCTTTATGACGAGTATGATTTTAATGATGCCATTCCTACGTTCAAGGAAGTCCCGTCCGTTGAAAAGCCTGTCAATCGTGACATGATAGATGATATGATCAATGTTATAAAATCAAAGAGAAAGATAAGCGAATCATCCCAAAAGGCATATCTTTTAATGCTTAAAAGAATATTGTCCGAATCAAAAGAGATGAGCAAATATATCAATGATTATATTATCTCACTCAACGTAAAATCTCCTTCAAATATATCTCTTACGGATGAAGAAATAGAATTATTCTGGAATGTCGAGCCGTTTAACGTTACAGAAAAAATAGTAAAGAAATTGTTTCTGATTCAATGCTATACTGCCATGAGATATTCCGATATTTTCAGATTGAAAGATTCTATGATGGAAGGAAATGTTATTTCGTATATATCAAAAAAAACAGGTAAGAACGTTGAGGTTCCTGTACCTTCCAAGATTATAGAAATGATAAAAGAGGTTAGATCGTTCGATAAATACAATATAGAATCTTCGTTAAAGACAACAATGAACGAAGTTCTACCAACCCTTGGATGTAGAGCAGGTATAAACAAGCAGGTATTTGTAAGACGGGCAAATGTACTTATGAAAGGTCCGAAGTACCAGTTTATAAAAACACATACAGGACGTAGAACAGCTATTACCAGATGGGCTAATATGGGAATACCAGAAGCAGAGCTAAAATCTATGGCTGGTCATTCTGATATAAGAACCACGAACAGATATATTACTGCAAGCGTATCAAATAAAACTAAAAATATTTTAACGGATGGAAATTTTGGAGAATGTGCTGTCTATTGACAAAATGAAACACCTGCAAGAACTTGGGGTGAATACAGGTAACGCATCAATGACTTGGGCGTTATATCCTTATGAAGAAGGAAAACAACCACAATTATCTTTACGAGAGTGGAAAACTTTCAAGGAACCGTTCAGAAAAGAACATTGTATTCCTGCATTTACTTTGCTTGACATTTTGGAATTGTTGCCAAAAGAGATAAAAACAGGAACAGATACTTATTGGATTACAATGTATTTTAGTGACAATTGTTGGCATATATGTTATTCCATGTCTGACGAATTTGATTATTATCAAGAATTTTTATCTTACTCATTAATTGACGCATCTTATGAAATGCTATGTTGGTGCGTAGAGGAAAGGTTGATACCATGAAGATAAAACGGAATTAATTCAAAACGACTTGGGTTTGAGCCTTATGTGAGCGTGAATCGTAATACAGGTGCTCTTATAAAAAAGGAGGATATGAATTTACTCGAAGAATGCGTGAGGCGTAGAATTATTGAAATATCAAAATAACGAAAAATAAACAATATCATGGAACAGAAAACATTTGAAGAAATAAAGGAAGAACTATTACTGCGCGCCAAGAAAGCAGGTGCCTGTCAAATAGGTTATGCGATGGGATTAAGGAGTCAATGCAAGGCTGATATACTTAAGGCTATTACTGATAACTGGTCTTGGGTGTTACGAACAGCAAGAATAGTAGATGCAGAATATTTAGAAGACAATTTTGATGAAGAAGATCTAGCGGAAGCTGGTATCTATACACAAAAATACCATGAGGTAACAACAACATCTTTTGCCTGCGGAAGCGCAACAGTGGAAGCCTACGGCAGCGCAACAGTGAAAGCCTACGACAGCGCAACAGTGGAAGCCTACGGCAGCGCAACAGTGGAAGCCTACGACAGCGCAACAGTGAAAGCCTACGGCAGCGCAACAGGGAAGCCTACGAAAATTCTTATGTTGAAGATTTAACAGGTAATATTAGGCCCCAGTCTGGATATGCAGTAATCAAGGATTATTACAACCATAAGATTTACATCAAAAAAGGGAGATATCAGATTATAGAGGTTGATTAATAGCTTGATGATAATACAATTAGAATTTAATTGGTAATAATTACCATTTACCTGACATCAGGAAACTGGTTCAAAACAAATGAGTAATGAGTAAAACAACAATTTATTACCTATTCCTAGTAGTAATGTATATGCTGCTAGGATAGGTGGAAAGGAGATATATGAAACAGACAGTAGAAGAAGCGGCAAGGGGATATTCTAATGATTGCAGAAACAGGCAGCGTCATTGTGAACCGTACTGCATTGTTGACTTTATTTCTGGTACCGAATGGCAGTCAAAGCAATCACCGTGGATAAGTGTTAAGGAAAAGGCTGGTTGTGACACATCAGATGATTGTATTGTAATGGTTGCGAATGGTGATATATTCAAAGCGTATTTTTCATCTAAAAACAAATGGATGAAAAGTAATGACGGTCATTATGATGAAGTGATAGATGATGTTGTTGCATGGTTTCCCATCCCCTCTTTCGATGATATACTCGAAGCTAACAGGGATGTACTTGAACGAATTAAAGAGAAAGGGGACTAATATGGAGAGGTACAGAATCATACGAGGAGAAGGGTGCAACGGTTGTATTCCCATAATAATATATTGGGTACAAGTCAGAAAAGACAAACGTATTTCATACGAATGGGTGAATGTAAAGGGCTTTGACACCTATAAGAGAGCTAAAGAGTTGTTGAATGTTTTAAAATGAGGAATTGATTATGAGCAAATATAGATACAGAGAAGTAAAGAACTATATCCATAACGAACTAAAGTTGACTAAAGAGGATATAAAGGATATAATAGTTTCAATCGTGAAAGAGGAAGTTAAACGTATCTTCCATAACACCTATGGGGACGATGTTAATATAGAGAGGTGGATTCGTTGTATGGTTTCTGACGAGATAAAGAAAAACGGTGATTTCTTAATGATAAGAAATTTGTGTAGGGAGATAATTAAGGAGGAAATTGTCGATAGGTTGTCAATTGATATAAGCCTTAAAAAGAAGGAGGAATAATTATGAGTATGTTTACGTTAGAGGAAGTGAATCAAGCGATCAATATGGCAGTTGACGAAACATCTAGAAAGGCAGTTGAAGTTCTTTCGTCTGTATTGGACAATTGGGTACATGGCGGTGATGCAGATTGTATCATTGCGGAGTTTGAGGAAAAGTTAAATGAAGCGATTAATGGATAAAAGATGATGGGTGTATAGATGAAAATCATGAAAGGAAATATATTTGACAAAATAAGAAAAGCATCTAATAAATACATAGAGTATATGATTGCTTGTGATGATATATCCAAAGAAGCACAAAAACATATAGATTGGGATGATAATGTTTCATGTGAATATTATCCGTCTGATGGAATATGTATAATGATAGACGAGCATGTTTGTTATGCTAATACATTCTTTGACTTGGTAGAAGAATCAGAAAACGGTATGATTGATAGGAAAACATATATGAGAAATTGTATTTGATTATGGAAATAAATAACGGAATAATAATAGACGGAGTGTTGCATGAATTGTGCGTTGGAATATGTGATGAGTGCTCATTACAAAATGAGTGTGATGATAGTTCAGAAATCATTTGCGATATAGCTTATGAAAACCCAAACATGGACCAGTGCTTTGTCAGTCGTGGGAAAGTAACGGATATTAAGATAGATAAGGAGGAATAATTATGGGATTTACAACACCGTGTTTTATACGCAAAAATACACAGGAACTTCGGAGAGGGCTGGAAGAATTGGGGTATTTACATGGTAAGCCTAAATATTATGCAGATGATGATAATAAGTATGATTTTATTATGTGTCATAATGGAATATTCTTTTTACTATCCCAAAAGAATCATGTGATAAGAAATGGGCATCCTTTGAAAAAATATGGAAGTGTTGATTGCGGAACGAATGAAGAACTATTCCTGGCTATCGCTGCATTGAGGGATGATAGTAACTACATGCAGTGGTTTATAGCAGATTCCATTCTTAGCGTTTCTTATGGCGATTCTATTGGTAATGATCATTATTTCACAGAACTCAAAGGCATTATGTTCTTTTGGGATGAAAATTGGGATAATGCAACCATTATTTCAGGACGTTATCACAAGGCTACTGTAGACGAACTGATTGAACATTTTAAAACAAAGGAGGAACAATGAAAGCAAGAGTAAAATCAACAGGAGTTTTGGTAGATGTAACTCCCCAATTAAACATCAACTCTCAACATAGCAAAGATTATTTATATGTATGTGATAACATGGTTTACAGAGAATGCGAACTTGATTTTTCAGCTATTGACTGGGAACAGAGGCGATATGAACTAGCGAAAGCTGCCATGCAAGGATTTTGCAGCAATTCACATGAACAGGTAATGAATGCTAGTTTAAATATGACAGTAGAATGGAGCCTTGGTTTCGCTGATGCGCTAATAAAGAAATTGAAAGGAGAATAAAATTATGACCGAAGAACTTGTAACATTAGAAACAGCAAAGATGCTGAAAGAGAAAGGGATGTTTACAGATATAGAATTTCCTCCGCAATCCGTTGCCCAGAAGTGGTTACGTGAAACCAAAAATATTCATATATGTGTATATAACTGTGCTTGTGGCTATGGATACGAAATATCTAAAGCTGACAATGGAACTCATATAACCAGTTCTATTTATGAAGGACCTAATGATGGTGGTAAATGGGATGTCTACGAAGACGCACTTGAAGCTGTTTTACAGGAAGCATTAAAATTGATATAAATATGAGCCTTAGGCGGCTTTGTAAAACCCATATAAACAATGATGAAAAGAATAATTACTGTCCAAGACATGATTGACGAACTAATGTTAGTTGTCAATAAGGATGCTGAAATAAATATCGTAATGAATACAGGAGATTATCAAACTGAATACATTCCTGATCTATATGATTTTTCTGTCATTGATTTTACTGATGTACATCCTGATGATGGAAACTCGGAAAATAAAGTGGTAATAGAAATGTTTCGTTAAAAGAGAAATAAATAACACTCAAAACATAAAAGAAATGAATACAACTTTTGAAAGATCGTCTAATAGTACCGATGAATGGTACACACCGAAAGAAATTATAGACGCATTAGGTGAATTTGATTTAGACCCATGTGCCCCCATGCACCCTCTTTGGCCTACTGCAAAAATCATGTACAACAAGCAGGACAATGGTCTTATACAAAATTGGGGGGGGGCGAATTTGGCTTAATCCTCCGTACTCCAAACCGCTTATGTGGCAGTTTGTAGAGAAATTGGCAGAACACGGCAACGGTATAGCACTACTTTTTAACCGATGTGACAGCAATAAGTTTCAAGACATCATCTTCAAGAAAGCAACCGGTATGATGTTTTTGAGGAATCGAATAAAATTCTTCCGTCCAGACGGAACTCGTGGGGATTCTCCTGGCTGTGGCAGTATTCTCATCGCTTTTGGTGAGGATAATGCAGAAATATTGAGAACCTGCGATATTGCAGGCAAGTACGTTAGAATAAATTAGAATGACAAAAAGATGAATAAAGAAGAATTTTTAAGCAAAAGATACGCCATTGATTTAAAGCTAAAAGAATTGAATGGAGAAAGGGAACAGTTGGAAAAGGAATACATTGAATCTAACCAAGGATTCCCTATTGGAAGCAAAGTCTGTATAACGGTCCCGGCTCATGAAAGGATATTAGTTCCCGAAGCGAAGAAGTTAGCCTATATTGCAGATTATGAGATTGATGATAATGGAGAGGTTGTCCCCTCTTTAAGACAGTTGGATTGCAATGGGGGCATGTCAGCAATACCTTTATTTGTTAATTTAAAGAAGGCTATAATTGAATTAGTGTAAATCGAATTAGGAATGAATATGAGTGGAAAAGATGTATTAAGGCTATTACTTATCAGTTACGGTTTTTGCCGTAATATTGAGATAAATACTTATATTGGAGATGGTGGATGTATTGGTTACGAAGTATCGGCTAGTAATGACGATGGCATTGAATACTATGCAGTAGATTGTGAAGGTTTACTTTTTCATATATACGAGATACAGAAATTTATGAGAGATGGAAATATTGAACCTCGTTTAATGCTTGGAAACTCTAGCAACAAACATCTTCTTTCAGATGAGTCTTTAAATAAGATACTGAATATGTCAGAGAATAAAAATTACTGTAAAACAAACCCTTATGAATAGGCGTAAAACAAGAAAGAAATGAATATAAAGAGATTGATAAACGAAGTCGGAAGCTCGTACACCTCATATAGGCAACATTGCGATAAAGTAGCGATAGAAGCTCAAAAGTATATAGATTGGGACAACGATATAGGTTGTAAATACTTCCCTTCTGATGGAGTTTGTCTTACAACGACAGACGCATATGTTTGTCCAGCTACTGCTTTCTTTGAAGTAATCAAAGAGAAAGGACAGATTTCTCAATCGGAGTTTAAAAGTATTTGTGTATAACTGATATAGATATGAACAATTTAAAACTATATATTGCCCGTGACGAAGGCAAATGGGATGAAGATGTACAAAAGGCAGGAGAATTGAACCTGTTCTACGATACTCCGGAACTTCTGTTTGATATAGACGAACGAATATCATATTGGGGTAATTCCCGAAAGATAGCGAATATTCCCTCTTATATGTATCCTCAAATCAAGGATAAAGAGTGTTATGTTTTCAACAATCTTGAATTATACAAAAGTTTTAACTGATAAAAGAGAGGATAGGCAGTTAGCCTATCTTCTCTTTTCGTATTTTCTTTTCATTTTTCTTCTCTCCACCCGTGTCATTCCCATGCTTTGAGCAATACCGAACAGTATTTCCTTTTCCGAATCGTTAAGCATATCATATACTTCTTCTTTGCTTTTTCCGCTAATCATAGCCATAAAAATCTTTTTCATAATGATTTATTTTAGTTTTTTCTTACAACAATCGCAAATCTCGTCTTTTATAGGTTTTGTAAATAAAGCACCTACATATCCTGCAAGGTATCCGGCTTCTTCTGATGACGGCTTTATGCCATAATGATCAATTATATGACCAATCATGTGTTGTTTTTCATGCTCTAGTGTATTCATAAATTCTTCATCAGACGTACTGTGGCTGATAATGATTACAGTGCACTTATTGTTAGAATACGTTACACCGTAATTGTATTTTTCAGTCTTTATCTTATCCGTTATCCTGTTCAGCAAATGAAAAGGACAGCCAATATATTCAAGTCTGTATATCGCTCTTAAATAAGAGTATTTATCCACAGAATAGAATACATCAACCGTCCAATCATATTCCTCAATGTATAGTCTTTGTCGTACCATAGCAATCAGATATAATCCTCCCAAGAGAAAGGTGTTCCACAGGCTATACACTTTGCATAATACTCGTCAAGAGCACGGGTAGGGCTTCCGTCAACATCGTCAAGATAGTCTTTTACAAACATACAGGCATATTGCTCATTGACTATGGATGAACCCATATAGTCGGCACGTACCATATTCAATACATAAACCTTGTTGTATTCCACATCATTCTTCAACTCAACATTGAATTGCTTCATTAATGCTTCTACTTGATCCTTGTCATACGGGTGTATTTTGTTTCCGTTCCTGTCTTTCATTTTGGAAACGGCATATTCACATAATTTCTTAGAGAAGTTCCATCCGTGTTCTGCAAGATATTTTTCCATTCCAGAAGGAAGTTTCTCATATACATCTAATCTTGTTCTTTCCATAGCTTTTGTTTTTAAAAAGATAGCCCGTAGCAAACCACTACGGGCTTAAACCAATTTAATTAGCGTCTACGTCTGGCGTAAGGACCAGTACCTTTGACTCCTCGTCTTTCTCCGTACTCATCATCATCATCCCACATTCTTTCGCCATAACCGCCTCCACTTCGTCCGCCACGTCCGCCACGTTCACCATAGCGATCTTCCATTTCTTCCATAGCGTCACGATAACCTTCTTTATACGCTTTTTCTAATTCCCGGTCCATATCTTCACCTTCAAAGCTACGGCCCATTCCATATACTTTCCAACCCATAGTGTTTATTTTTTATTGTTGTTATTATTATTGTTTGTATGTTGCACGTCAGGCAATTTGATACCAGAAGCAGCAAGTTGTGCAAGTATATCCTTTATCTGTGACAATTCACCTTTAAGTTCCTTCATCTCCTTGTCCTGCTGCGCCTTCTCGGCAAATGCAGGATTCAATGCTGTAAGCATCTCATCCCAGCTTTTGATTACTTTCTGATGGTATTCCACAGATTCCACAACCCTTACACTACTTATTTTCATTGCTTCTATCTCTGCATTGATGGCATCCTTGCTTTCCGATACAACCACATTTCCGCCTACTTGGGAAAAGTCTGCTATACTAAGATTGGCTGGCAACTTTTGAAAATCAAGAGTATCATCTCCAACCTTAACTTTCACATCCACAACCATTTCATTTTGCGGAAGAGGATATGCTGTATATCCGTTCTGATATTTAGGAACAGGATTTGAAACACTTACCACAGTGCCCACATCACATCTTGGGTTTTCCCCTTTATGCAATATGAAGAACTGCTGTCCTTGTCGTATTGATTGAAACATACTTATTCTAACTTTTTAATATCATTTTACAGTGCTTCTAGCCTGTGCGGCAGTAGCAGGTGCAACGATATGATTAACTACTTGAAATATCCCATTACATTTGTCGTAATAGACAAAGTATTTATTGCCTTGTGAAATTTCACTAGACGGAATCTGATCTCCCGAACCGTTCACCAAAGGAACCTTGCTTGTGGATGTTGATGTGGTATTTGTCAGTGTGGTAGCCACAGAAACAAGATACCCGTCAGATCCGGCAGCAGGAACATGATTTACGCTTAATAGCAAAATACCTTGATTTGGCAATCGTCTGAACAGACACGGGTTAATACCATAGATAACCTCTGAATTTGTCGTGTCTGTTGTTACAGAAGATGTCCGAACAAACGGTATTCCTCCAAAGTCAAGTCTATGTACCCCTCTGAAACGGTTAGCATTATATCCTATCATATAAGGATTAAAAAAATAACTCATAACTTTTCCCTTTCTTTAGAATTTTATTATTTTGCATCGGGATAAGAGTTTCTGACCTGTAATTTATATACAAATCAAAAACTCTTAACTAAACTTTAGCAATTGCAACCACAGTTGTCACCAGCAGCATAACCTGCACCAAAACCAGCCATGAACGGATAACCTCCATAGCAACAATTTGGGTTAGGCACAAAATATGCTGGAACCGGGCACGGAGCCTTAAGTTGTCCAACTATATTTGCAGTCTGAGCCTGTTGAGAAGCAGCCAGAGCCAAATTGCTGTTTTCCTGTCTAAGTGCATCTATCTTGTTTTGCATTTCACGCATTTCAAGCTGACAGAATTTATCATTGATGATAGCTGTTTGAGCGTCTATCTTTGCGCCAAGAATGTTAAACTGAGTGTTTGCATTGCTTGTCAAAGTATTGGTCTGCTCTACAGTAGCCAAACGGCTATCACATCCTTGACGTTCAATAGCTGTACGGATATCGCAGCAGCAAGAAGCAAGCTGAGAACCGATAGCTGCACTATTGGACTGAATTGAGTTGATGATCTGTTGAGAGGAAAGACCTACTTGGTTACCAACTTGCTGAATCTGTCCTTGAATTTGGCAGATAGCATTCTGCAACTGTTGAGTAGAGCAGTTCAAAGAACTAGCCAACTGATTGATAGCTGTTCCGTTTCCTTGAATAGCGTTCATCAACAATTCACGTCCTGCTTCATTGTTCAATTGAGCAGGGATTCCGTTTGCTCCATTGCCAAACCCGTTACCGAATCCGTTACCACCCCACAGGAAGAAGAGCAGGATAATCCAGATCCACCAACAACCAGCACCACCCCAAGCGTCTTGATTGTTTTTATTGCTCATAAAAGCGGCAACCATATTGGGGTCTAATCCTTTATTCTGCAACAGTGCAGGAATCATTGACATAATACCTGCGCTTTCTCCAGCGGCAGGATTGTCGAACATAAAAATTTTGTCTGAACCCATAATATTGTAATTTAATGTGTGTGTATTATAACTCCCGTAAAGACTGTGCACTCATCTTTACGAGTGTAAATTTACAACATGGATTGCCTAAACAAAAATAAAAATTTCGCAGTATAACCTATTGTGTTTCAGATAGTTTAAGTTGTTAAAATAAGTTATTTGCTTGTGTGTTGTTTTTCCTATTCGTATATTAGCGCAATAATTTTAAAATAGAGGAATTGAAGATGAAAGAATTAAAAAAATGGAATAATAATCCAATAAAGATTACGTATTTAATACCTAGTGGAAACAAGTACGCTTATATAAAATTAGGTGACACTGTTGATCTGACGAACGGAACATATAAAATAACCGCTTTGGATAATGAAGAAAACATTTTCCAAGCGGTTAATATGGAGAATAAAGATGATTGTGTTACAATGTATGCGTATGAGGTTGTATAATTTCCCTAGCTTTTAGTCTTGTATTTGCCCCTTGACTTCTTTGGACGTATAAGCCCGTTATTTTTAAGAGCATCCAATGTTTCTTTCAAATAAACGGGTTTTGTCATTCCTTGTACTCTCACGGGAGATAATAACGGTTGTACGGGATGAAACTTAGTGCCTTTGTATGTAAGCCTTGCAAATTCTGTATCGCTTACATCGAGATATTTTATGGCATTTTCTCTATCAAAATAAGACGGTATGATAGTTGATCTGTTTATTGCGTCAGTAAGGAAGTTGAACTGTTCCGCATCAACATTCGAGTTTCCGCTTTTCAATGCTAGATATATCCCGTCAAGTAAGGAAGCTAATATAGTGTTATAATTCATGCCCATGTCCTACTCAATAGATGAAATATTCGCTGTTCCTGTAATATTTACCTTGCTTCCCGGTGTAACTGAAAAATATTCCACTGTTCCTGCTGGAAGAAGCATTCCTGTTGGTGCTATCCTGCTTGACCTGCTTTTTGTTTCCTGTACCAATGAGATACGGCATCCTTCTGATGTGGCTACCCTTATCAAGTTTGACAATACTGTGTACTCCTTATCGGTAACATCTTCGGATGCTGATATTCTTGCAGCTACTATACCTTTTAACGCTTCATCTTTTGAAGCGTTTTTGGTGGAGAAATATCCACCTATCTGTTGTTTGTCATTGCTCTCCATATCCTTTTAAGTAAGATTGTTTAACACTTTCGGCAAACTCGTTCAGCTTTACATAATCTGCATCAAGTTTGTTTAAAATACCTTTTCTGAGAGCCGCTTCTTCCTCACCGTTGGGAAATTCATCCTTTATGGCGGCATCTACCGTTTTGTCGTATGATACAGGGTTCTTTACACGCTGTACATCGGCTTTCCACTTTTTGACGAACTTTTCCTGTACAATATTTCCCATATCGTCCGTTTCGGGTTCGTCAACTTGTTCAATGTTTAAATGAACATTGCTATATCCAGTGCCTAAATCAAAGATAAAGGCAGGCTTCTCGTCAAAAATCAAACCTCTTTCCATATTTTAAACATCTAATGTTCCGTCAAAATAATAGCCCCTATTGAATTTTATGACAACATCCTCCAATGGTAAAAGGCTTTTGTCTACTTGGGAAAGAAATGTTCCTAACGCTTCGTATCCGCCTTTCATAAAGCATTTTTCTCCTTTGAACAGTATCTGCATTCTTACCCATGTACTATTGTCCTTCTTTGTAGATGGTCTTACATCAAAATCAAGAATGTCTATATGCTCATCGACAAGTTTGTCTATCTTTACATCCTTTCCGTCAAACTTTCTTGACACTCTTATATTTAAGTCACTAATCTTTGTCATGTGGCTATTATTATTAACTAAAACTTTATTAATTAAGTTTTTAGAATCACAGTGCATCAACATACCCATATAACTCGTAATTGATTTTGGGTTATTACGTTTTGACGCAAAGTTTTTCTTTATTCTCTTTCTTATTTTGGTATGACCGGGAGTAAAGACGAATCCACCGAAATCTATTCCTTCTGAAACGGGGAATATCCTGTAATTTTTCTTCATCTCCAGTTTCTTTTCATACCACAGGTAATTTCTTATCCTCCACAGCCATTCATGCAACTGTTTCTTGTCGTGGGATAATATCACCATATCATCGGCAAATCTGAAATAATGCTTTACTTTGAACTGCTCCTTTATAACATGATCCAAAGACCTTAATACCAAATGGCTTCCTATCTGAGCGTCAGGATTGCCAATAGCCAGACCTTTGTTGCTGTAATTAAGCGTATTCATAAGCCATAACGCATCCCTGTCTTTCAAGTCTTTGCTATATGCCTTCTTGTAAACGCTGTGTCTTACGGACGGATAAAACTTCTTAATATCCATTTTCAAAACGTATATTTTTCCGTTTTTGTCCATTTCAAGCAATGTCCGTTTCATCTTTCTCACAAGGGAGTGCTTTTTAACCTTACTTGTAATACCCCTTTTGGGCAGACAGTTATATGAATCAAGTGTAAGGCTTTTTGTCCATCTGTCCATCATGGGTATCAAAAGGCTGTGCTGGATAATCCTGTCCGGATAAAACGGGAGTTTGTGTATCTCCCTTACCTTTCCTGCATCAGTCACTTTCTCTATCACCTCATACTTGCTTACATGGTATGATTTGTCTTTGAGCATCTGATAAACATTCTGATGATATTCATCCTTATGTTTCTCATAATCCCTCACACCCCTGTGATTTCTCTTTCCTTTCTTTGCCTTTTCAGCAGCAGAGATAATATTATCCATACTGCCTATCGTTTCAAAAATATTATTCAATCTTTTCATCTTACGTGCTTTTCTTTGTCCGTTGAGCCAAAGATAACTAACTTTCCATATACCTACAACTGTAAATGTACTAATAAGTTCCCATCCTCAAACAATGGGTTGTCTTGACATTTTTCATCTTCCTGACGAGGCTTCTGTATAGCAGTAATTTTTTTAGCACGTTAGCTGCCACCGATGTTCGTGTTCGCGTTCGAAGGATCATGGTTCAAATTACCATTCCGCAGAGAACAATTGTCGTTGTTCGACTTACCACCAAAGTAAACACCACCATTCTACAGACCGCCTTTTTTCAACTAACCGCCTTTGACAGACTTATTTAACTTTGCTGACGCATTTGGTTAGATTTTTAATTATGCAAACTTAAACATTATTAATATATTTTGCAAGTTTTGGGAGGGGGGATTTTTCACTTCGTGAAAAATTAGGGTTGGGTTATTGTACAACGAAAGCCGCCACCGACGTTCGAGTTCACGTTCGAAGGATCAGGGGCCAAATTACCAAACCGCAGAGAACAAAAGTCGTAGTACGACCGACCACCAAAGTAAACACCACGCCTTCCAATCTTACCCGAACCTGCATTTCCCGTAAACCAGTTGTAATGACATTCCCCCGTGTGAAGATTGCTTCCCTTGACCTCTCCAATGAGCGAGTTCTCAAAGTTCTTCGTTATGTATCCTTCACCTCTAGCCATAGAACCGACAAAATCATACGTATTCTCAAATCCATAAGATTCCCCTGGATTCTTATCTGCGGCTACATTGTCTGTAGTCAGATTGTTTACGTCATAGGTCTGATAAATATCTATGGACGTAGAATCGTGCATGACACAATCTATCCCACTGTACCACATCCATATATCTCCCCAACCGGCAATACGTCCGCGAATGATAGGTTGCGTGAAGCATATTTCTATTTCACGGTCTGTCACTGCCGCATTATCCGGGATACTCCATCCGCTGGTAACAGTTGCAGTGACAAACTTGGCTACGATACCCGACATCTCCCCGTCAGCCAATCCGTTATGACCTTGGAAGTTGTAGTATTTGTATTTTGTGCTTTCATATTCAAACTCGGTGTCGGGAGAGACATTGTGTTCCTTTGCGTATGACATGGCAAGCTGTGCTTCAAACATCTTCATGCAAGGACGGTAGTTGTTTATGAGTTGTGAAAAATTGTAAGCAGTTCCTGTTTCTGATGCTTTAAATCCTTGCCCGTTCAACTTGTAATACACATAGGTCTGACCGTCCGCCTTCTTGAACCTGACGCCTGTCATTTTTCCCCAGCTTGACGCATCGGGGGCTGAATCGTTGGATGATATTCCTTTTCCGCAAACAGACTGTGAGTGCAGGTCTTTTGTCCTGAACTTAATGAACAGAAGCGTGCACCATACTTCAAGGTCAAGGGCGAACGCATTGGCGTAAGGATAGTTCTTTGTCGTATCTCCATTTTTGTTTCTAGCATACTTCTCAAAATCAAAACGTGATTCACTTGTTGTAGGCCACCCGTTTCCTTCCATTATGTTTACACCTAGATTTCCTGCTGACGCTGAACCCTGTATTGTATAGTCTATAATAGATCTCTGCTTTCCTTCCTTTATTGTAGAATAACCGATACTCATTCCGAACGGTTTTATCTCTATGGCCGTATCGCCACCGTATGTAAATGGAGCATCACCGACAAGCCTTCTTTCATACGTATCATCCGTTCCTCCGTTAATTACCCAGAAAGATTTGGTATTTACAAGCATAATATCGCTTCCATCATCTTCTACTTGTCCTTCTATTTCGGGCGCATAAGTTGAAGAACTAGTTATTACAATATTTGACGGGCTACCATCAGCCATTTTGAAGAAATTGGTCTGGTCAAGAAATCCGACCACCTTACCGTCCTTTACCTTTGCCACACGGAAAGAGTTGAGGATAGGATGTGATGACTTGAACTCTTCCTTTCCTATCCATGTCTGAAATACAGGGTCTATCTGTCCTCTTCTCATCTCCACTCCATACATATTACCCTGCTGCATCTTTATCTGTTCGAGAAGCGTTTTGTAGTCATTGGTAAAGTCGTTTGTGGATAACGCCTTACCGTCCACCTTGTCCACTTTCTTGTCAAGGGCTGATCTCTGTGCGGTGGATACGGGCTTTTCGGCATCGGACGTATTGTCCACATTTGACAGACCTATATTGTCTTTCGTTATATTGACATTGCCCGTCCTGTAAGACTGTTCGGCATTACCTTTCACACCTATGACGGTATTCTTCTGTGCGCCTTTCTCTATCCCGTCAAGTTTATCTTTCAACTTGGTAGTAAAGTTATTGTCGGTATGCACATAGTTTTCGTCCTTTACCATGCCCTGTCTTATCTTGGACACCGTGACGGATTTGTTCTGTTTAGGGCTTCCCGTCACACATGGTATCATCTCTTCTCCCGTAGCGGTTTCAACGGGAGGCATCTGTGAAATTTTAAGATTATCTTCCATTTTTTTATTCCGTTAATATTAAACCATCGTTTTCAAGCAATATGCTGTATCCATTTTCAGTGATTACGGTATTCCGAAGAACCTCTAGCGTTATCCTTGAATCAGCAAACTTCCATGAATTGTCAGAAAACGGCATATACCCGTCTTTCTTTACAGACAGCGACATCGTGCTATTTGCCATACCCCGTACTTTTACTGTACCGTCAGACAACGTTTTGTATTGTACACCTCCCACCGTGACCGTTGCGTCCTGTATGGGTGAGCCTGATACGTCCACCACCGTTATCGTTACGATAGCCTTCGGTATATAGTAGTCAATCAAATCCTGCTCGGTGAATCCGTCATTCTGTTTGGTAGGGACGGAATCGAACCCGATGGAGTTGTAGAAAGCCAGGTTTGCGAAATAACCATTGTGTTGATTTACACTGAAATATATGGGCGATATCGTATTGCTTTCATCTGCGCCATCATTTACTATTGTAATTATCTGTTTTTTATTTACCAAATCATTAGCCAATAATAGACTATTCAGATTTCCGTCAATATACGTAACACCATTTTCATTTCTTTCATTGTAAGCTATTTTATCTGCTTGGTTATATATGTTGAACTTTCTCCATCCCTGTTTAGTTTGGTCATAAAGAATCTTGTTCAATGAGAACGGATTACAAGTATAGAACAACACCTTCACGCCCTGTTGCAAGTTCTGCACAACACCGTAATCATCCACTCCGTCAGTCACTAGGGCGTTGGGGTAGGATGGGATTTGCTCAATTGTGATATTACAGGTATGAGGATAGGAGTTTACTAAAATAGCCCATCCCATATTAAAATTACCTTCTATGGTATTATTTGACGGTAATTCATATTCACCATCTTCCTTTATATCAAAACTTACTAGTGTTCCGCTTGCGTTTATATATTTATAAGCTACCGTTTCATCAACTATACCATCTATTCTAACTTTGAATTTTTTAGCATACGAAGGCACTTTAGTTTCCATGATATTATAAGAACCTAACGCAGAAGTAACAGTCAGTTTATGCGGTTCTATGGCTCCATTAAATCTACTTCCTAAAAACCTATCCCATATACTTTGGTCAGTCCAATTTAATTCATACCCTCCCACACCGCTCATTGCGGCAAATAGGAAGTTATTCAATTTAAGCGGTCTGTTGTTCCCACTGAAATCCTGCAAATAAGGATTAGCTTTTAGTATCTCGTTTGTGGGAACGGATTGTTTTGTAGGTATTTCTTCTACCACAATATTGCAATCCACGTCATTCACATTATCACCTGCCAAATAAAATCCAGGATAAGATGTGTTTGTTGTGCTACTGTTCCTGTATTCAGGTATGTCATATTCTCCATCAGACGTTATCTGAATATTATCATATCCAATCCTTCCTTTAATAGTGAAACCTGTTGGCAATCCTGTTACACGTATTTTATAAGATTCTACATATTGTAACGGTTTTACAATTATTTGCCAAAATGCAATATTATTGTTATTTGTAGGTGTATGAGTTATCGTACACTTATTTATAGTATTATCATAAGTCAATTTTCCACCATTGTTAACGAAAGGATTTGCATAGGTAACGCCAGGAATATATGTATCCACAGGCTTTGACATATCATACCAAAACACCATGTGTTCTTTCACCCATTCTTCTATCACCTTGCTTATATCGGTTTTTCCTGTACCTGCCGATTTTACAAGTCCAAGTTTTCCTATGTTAAAAAAACCTATTTTTCTCATTTTTCGTCCATTTTAACCCACTCATCAGATAAAAGCAGCTTCTCAAACTCTTTTGTGCCTGTGTCGTATGTATCGTAAGGGAAAGGGTGTTCCGTTCCGTCCTCAGGTAACGTCATAGGCATCACTTCCATAACCTTCTCGGTATGGATCATATAATACAGACCGTCTGTCGATCGTCTGAAAACGGACAGATCATCTTCCGAAAACATAATTTCGGCATCTATTTTTGGTACTATGGAAAACTGCATATTATGAATTTTATCTACTATCGCAAAGATAATTAAAAAATAGTTAAACGTATTGGTTGCATATGGATTTATGTCGTATATTTGCTGAAAATTTAAAAAAATATACCGATGAATGTATTAAGCCTTTTCGATGGAATGTCGTGCGGACGGATAACACTTTCCGAACTTGGCATTCCTGTAGAAAAATATTATGCGTCCGAAGTGGACAAGTTTGCCATAAAGGCAACTATGCAGAACTTCCCTGACACCATACAACTTGGTGATGTAAGAGAACTTGAAGTAAGCAGACTGGATAAGATAGATTTGATAATCGGAGGATCGCCATGCACTAATCTGTCCATGTCTGGCAAGAGAAAAGGGCTTTCAACGAAAGAAGGCATGGAGGTTCTAGACTTGCAAACGTATCTTGAATTGAAGGAGAACGGTTTCGAGTTTGAAGGGCAATCCTATCTGTTTTGGGAATACATACGTATATACCACGAACTTATTGAGCGTGGTGACAATCCCAAGTTCTTTCTTGAAAATGTGGAAATGGGAAAGAAATGGGAATCTGTGTTCAATGAAACAATGGGGAGGAAAGGGATACATATCAACTCCGCACTTGTATCGGCACAAAACAGAAGGCGCATATACTGGACGGATATTCATGACGATATTCCACAGCCGGAAGATAGGGGTATATTGTTAAGGGATATTCTTGAAGAAGAGGTTGATGAAAAATATTTCTTGTCTGACAAGATGATTGAATGCTTGAAGGGCAGGGTAAAGACGGAAAAATTCAGTCCTGTCCAGTTTAGCCCTATCAAGTTTCCGTATGAACAAAAGGCTCGCACTATAAATACAAGATTGTTCAAGATGGGTGACAATGACAATTACATACAGGTGGATAATGATCCGATATGTGTTGCGATGCGAGGGCGTGAATCAGCCTGCCTTACTCCAAAAAGAACCGAATATGGAAAAAAGATAAGAAAGGAATATGAAGCCGGGATTGTAAAGGAACAGAGAAAGAACATCCAACAGCTTGAACCTAGGGAAGATGGAAAAACCAATTGCCTTACAACAGTACAAAAGGATAATCTGATAGTTGTTTCGGGAACGATATGTGGATTTGGAGGGAGGCATTTCCGTGAAATAAAATCTGGTAAATCATGTACACTGCTGGCAAGGGCTAGAAATGATGGAAGCACACAACCATGCGTTATAATTGCTACTCCTAATATTGCCGATATTACAATTCCAAACAAATATATAAAGAAAAATATACGCAGTATAGACGATAAGGCTCATACATTACTTGCTACATCACACAAGGGAGCAATGGCAAACGGTATGACGCTAGTTGATAACGGTAATTTTCGCATTCGTAGGCTTACCCCAACCGAGTGTGCACGGCTTCAAACTATTCCCGAATGGTATATATGGGATGGAATATCCGATACTCAGCGTTACAAGATGCTTGGGAACGGATGGAATATAGAAACAATCAAACATATATTTAAATATTTAAGACGATGAATGTACTAAGTTTATGTGACGGGATAGCTTGTGGACGTACTGCACTAGAGAGAGCAGACATAAAGGTAGACAAGTATTACGCAAGCGAAATAAACGAACCGTCTATCAAGGTTGCACTGGATAATTATCCCGATATAATTGAATTAGGGGATATTAGAAACTGGGACAAATGGGATATACAGTGGAAAGATATTGATTTATTGATTGGCGGAACACCATGCCAGGATTTCTCACAGTTATGGAAAGAGAAACTGAACTTCGATGGAGAGCGTTCGGGATTGTTCTTTGAATACGTCAATATACTCAACCACATCAGACAGTTTAACCCTAACATAAAATTCCTGCTTGAAAATGTGAAGATGAAATCCGATTGGGCTGATTTGATTTCGTCACATCTTGGAGTAGACTATGTGTATATCAACAGTTCCGATTTCTCCGCGCAAATGAGAGCAAGATACTACTGGTGCAACTGGGAAATACCTGCATGGAAGGACAAGGGAATACTGTTCAAGGACATAATCACGGACGGGTATGTGGAGAAAGACAAGTCATGGTGTATGCTTGAATCATGGAACAGGTTTGCCAAGAACCCCGAATCACTGTTGAGAAGATATAAAAAATCACTTACACCGCTTATATTCAACTCACCCGACTGTAATCCCGAAAAAGGTTTCAGAACGCCAAATATTACGGAAGCGGAAAGATTACAGACCGTACCCGAAGGATACACCAAGTCGGTACAACCACATATAGGCATGGGGCTGTTAGGGAACGGATGGACGGTAGATGTGATTAGTCATATTTTTAAAGGAATAAAATGAGCCCGATAGTTAGTCATATATTCGCATTTCTGTGCGGATGCTCGTTTGTCATACTTGGAGCAATTTATATTGGAACGAAAGGAGATTGAATGGAATAATAATAGACGGAGTGCTCCATGAAATGGTTGAATCATTCAATATAATCGTGGGAAAGTAACGGATAAACACTCCCCCTTACTGATAAACGGCAAGGGGGAGGATTGTGTTTATAACCCTGGACCCATAGAAAGAAGCAATGTACTTCCCTTATATGCAGCACTGTTAAGGCTTACCCATACCCTTGCAGTTCCTGCATTAATCAGTTCCGATGATATTAATATTCTCACCTTCTTGTCAATGCTGGAATTGGCGGATACTTGGAAATCTTCTATTGTTTCTCTTGATTCACCTATAACCATAGGATCTTCAAATTTCTTACTTGCAAACCTAGACATACAACTATTATTACGGAAAGAAATAAGGCTACTCGAACCGTTTCTTACTCTTACGGTAACTTCAATATATCCCATAACGGATGGCATCACTCCACCAAGTATTGTTATGCTTACGTAAGAACCAACTATCTCTATATCTCTTTTACTTACCATTGGAACAGTGTATGCTATATGAGCAATATCGGAGTCATCCTGCTTCAATATAGCTGTACTAAGGAAAGGATAAACTTCCCAATCACCAGCAGTCATACCCCACGAGTTTACAGTAACCATAGCGTATCCTGTTCCTATCTTCTTGTCGGCAGTAACACGCCTAGACATCTGACTGGTCTTGTGCTTAACATAGACACCGAAATAGCAATCAGCTATCTCGGCAAAGTCACCCATGTTAAGAAAATCAGTATCATGCCCCTCCGATGGCATCATTATAGCCGCAGAACAGACAAAATTACTACTTGTAAACTGATTGGTAGCAGTATCCGGGCAGGAGAATCTACTTATCGGTGGACTGGCAAGATGGTTGTATCCGTTAAAGTCGGTAAGACGACATGGGAACCTACCACCTGTCGGTGCTGTATATTCCCATCCGTTCATGCTTCCATCTGCGTGTTTTGGCGCATCCCAGTATCCTGCCATTTGAAAAGGTTTGACACCACAGTTCCCATCCCATCCTTGCCACCATTTTTCATTTGGTCCAGGTGCAAGGCTTTCGTAACGTACAGGTTTGTACCGTGCCCACGGGTTTATTTTCCCGTGGGTGTTTGCGCACGCATACCCTAATTCATAACCATCACTAGTAGGACCGATGCCAAGAGTGGCGTAAACGTCACCAGCAAGGTTTATCGGGGCTGTAATCTTTCCGTTAGAATGGCTCATGTTACTTTTCCTCCTGCTCCTTTACGGTAACATATCCCGAAACAAGCACAGTCTTTCCATGACAGTTAAGGATATCACAACAAATGTCACCTTTGATAACAATAGCATTACTAAAATCCCATCCATCTTTTTCGCTCATGGTATATATTATGCCACTTGCCCATTTATTACATTTCACATTACCTTCAATGTAAATGTCAACTTTTTTATTATTTTCTTCCATATCGCAAATATACTAATTAATTCCTAATCTCTTTTCCAATTCTCTTACTCTTTTCTTTAATCTTGTAACCTCATCATCAACTTCCTGCAAACCTTTCCACACAACAGGGATAAGTCTTTCATAGTCTATGGTATAATAATCATTGAATATGTCCTTTACCCACTGGGTGTAACCGCCAGAAAGCAAATCCTGTGCGATAAGACCGTAATTCCAGTTATCATGGTTGAATACTTCGGAATTTTCCTTGGCAATAGCGTTCCAATGATATTTCACACTCCGGAATTTACGGATAATACCCATAGCATCATAACCCTGAATATCGGTTTTCAACCTTATATCCGAAGAGGACGCTTTGGCTGTAATTGCTCCGTTTGCAAAGATATTAGCATTACTTGTAATATTCTTTTTCGCATATATTCCCCCATCAGTTGATATTGCTGTATTTGTGCTAAAGTTAGTATTTTCTGTATTTCCAACATAAAATCTCTTTCCTCCATACACTCTAACATATGTGCTGTCTTGCATATATATTCCGCCACCATAATCCTGATGATACCACCCTGAATTTCCCGTGCTTCTGAACCAATCGCTGCATTGAATGGAATTGGGGAGTTTTAAATATACATTTGCAGAACCGTTCACACTAACCCCAGCACCCGTATGGGAAGCGTTGTGGTCTTGTATATAGAACGTTCTTGCAGTAGTCCACACATCCGCACTAGAAGCCCTACTGTCAGCCAATGTGGAAGCATCTCCTGCCGATACAGCCACAGACGTGTTGGATGTGGATTGCAGATTTTCCCATGCGGAAACGTTAGCACCATTAGCCCAATATTGGTATTGTATGTGCCCATTGTGATATGAACCAATCTGGCGCACTTGCAATTCAAAATTGTTTGTTCCTACACGTACAAGACGGATATTATCCATTCCTTTTGCGAATGTAGGAAGATAAAGGCGTGCCGAGTTTGAAACATTTCCTACATTGCTGTCAGAAGCAGAAGGGCTACTTCTCATTTGGAAAATGGCGCAGAAGTGGTAGTATCTGACTTCTTCCTGTGCATGACTTCCATAGGCGTACCATATCTGACCCCAAACCGTTACTGACCTATATGGTCCGGCTCCCGATTCAGAACAAGCGAATATCTTTCTCCAATTATTATCAGTACCACCTAGAGCAAATTGTACTGCATAAGTTCTAGTGTTAATGTAATTTCTAGGTAAGAAATTAAGATGCCAATTGTCTAGCATATCCGCGTTCAAGTTGGTATTCAATGTTGTGGAATTGCATTGGTAAGGCTGTGTACCTGTGCCTACGGTAGATACGAACCTGCTCGATTCAACATAATTACCTATATAAACCTTATTATCGTGCAGTACGATATTGCATAATACATTATTGCTTGAATCTCTTGAATCAATATAAGCATAGGAACTTCTACTTCCCAATACTAACCGTCTAGTCGAATCCCAGTTTGCAGCAAGATAACCATTATGGGAAGTAATAGCTCCATGTGTATCCAAATTCCCATTTCTAACATTCAGCCACATGGCATTTTTCCCTTGTCTTACACCGCTGGTAGAATCTATTGTAGGATACCAACCGATTCCATACCAAGAGCCGAAACGTAGATTGGCATCATCAGAACTAACTCCATCCGTTCCTCCATGAATCCAACAACTTGAAGTTTTAACCACTCTAGTTGACCATCCGATATTGAATCCTTTAGTATTGTTCATCGTTAAATCCCCTGTCATGGTGTCACCTGATTTCTTTACGTAACGTCCGTCAAAATCAGACAGGTGCAATCCATCGACCATATCTGCATTAAGATTACCCACAACAGTGTTACTTACCACAATAAATGGAGCCGTGCCACTTGCTACGGTAGACATAAACGGAACATAACTTGTAACCCTGTTCGCTGCTATACCAAAAAGATTTTTCAAGGCTGAACTTGTACATACGCTCTCCACTGGACCCTCTAAATGTGATGTGTATGTTTGGAACAGGTGGGCAGCGGCTATATGACGTATTCTATCCGGACCCGTACCATTTACATTTACAGCTTCATTACCGTTACCCATATCATTCCCTTTAAATAATACCAGTTCAGTACATTCCGTATTACCCCACAATCTTTCGGCAATAAATGTATGGTTATATTCACCCGGTCCATCACCTGTCGTTCCATAGAAATATATGGTGTTCGGTGAAGTACCGTTTCCTATCTTCAAGTCACCGCTCATTGTTATGTTACCTACGCCCGTCATATCTCCGCTAACATTGGCTGTACCGTTGAAAGGCTGACCCCAAAGGGTACGGGAGGTGGCAAGAGCGTGAGCGGAACTAGCCCAGTTATAATATGCTGGAAGCTCTGAGCCACTATCTGACGGTATAGTAGTGTACCAAGTCTTGTTGGATATGTTTGTGGTAATGCCACGTCTATTTAAGATTGATACTTGACAATCACTGTAATCATAAAAACGCCAAAACAGTCTTACTTTCTTGGTTGTAGTATTATAGAATAATCTCCACATTGTATCACCAAGTGAAATAGTGCTTCCGTAATAATTCAAAGACCCAATATAACTTGTACTCTCTTGATTCGTTGTATGAAATACAATACTTATCATACCTGTACCTGCGTGCCTACTATTTACTAGAAGTGTCATACTGTTAATAGACCATCCACCCGTCACAGTACCCTCAAATACCAATCTGTACCCTTTATTATTTCCGTCACCGCCGGAAAGTGTTACATATTGGTTAACACCATCTGCCCGTAAAAATGAAGATTGATGATAACCGTCTAGTAAATCTGCATTTAAATTATTAACAAGCGTATTGCTTGAAACTATCAAAGGTGATACCCCTGTGGCAACAGTTGACATGAATCTAGGTGCTCTCACATCATTTGGAGTGACACGTAAAACCAGCTTGTTGTTATGGTCTACTACACCAAATCCTGCACTTTCCGTACTGCTGCCTCTAAGGTTTCCTATATACCAGTATGTGTCATACCAGTTGAACCTTAATCCGTTTCTTATAGAAGTTAACCCACCATCATCGTTCTTGATAACTCCGTTATCTTTATAGATATTGGTAATATCACAATTTTCCAATCCCTTGAATACGATTGAGCCGGGAGAAGATGCGGATGTAAGTGTTCCAGTCATAGTATCGCCAGCCTTTTTCACCCATCTACCGTCCAATACGGAAGTAGGGATATGACTTGCATCTATAATCTTACTTGAATCAGCCTTTTTCAGTTCAGCCCACATAGCATCAGCGTCAAGTCCTCCCTGCCCAGCCATGTCATACAGTTTCTTTATCGTGTACGCATTAAACGTATTGTCAAGGTCTGAATCGGAGAAGGTTGTGCCGTCAGTAAGGTTTGCGAAGCTGTAAACGGTCTTTATGACACCGCTACCACCACCACTACCACCTGTTTTCACGCCAAGAGCAGACACCCAACCGTCCGAGTAGAATCCTACCGTGTTTCCGTCTGTTCTATGCTTCACTCTCAGAGCCTTGTTTGCCGAATCGTAAACAAGTTGGGCATCTCCTATCTGTATATATTCGTTTGCTGTAAGTCGTGCTGCGGAAACGCCACTTGTGAATCCTGCCGAAACGCCATTGAGGTGTCCTTGTTTGTTTATTTGTATTACTCCTACATCTGACGTATCTCCATTAGGACGGAAATAAATCATACCCTCATTCCCATAGCTTGATATGACGGTATTGCCTGTCGTGTTACGGAAAACTGTATTTCCTCCATAAGACAGACCGATACCACTATTCATCAGAATATGCTTGGTGAAAGTTTTCTGCCCGGATATAGTCTGATTGGTAGTCAAGGTAACGGCATCAGTAATCCTATACCCTGCCAATGTGGTAGGATTATCACCAACTGTAACACGCCCATAGGTGTCTACAGTAACTTTCGTATATGTACCAGCCTTTACCCCTGTGGTGGCTAGTGACAATGTGCGGTTTGCGGACAGGTTTCCACCTCCCGTAAGACCAGTTCCTGCGCTTATCGTTATGGTTTTGTCCGCTTTCAGTGCAAGAAGTTCGGCTAGGTTGTCGCTTTCCGTAAGACCGTCAAGGAATGCTTCAAGTTCCTTCCATTTGTTGATAATGTTATCGGCATCGCTTCCTTCTAGGAAGTTGTTCAACTTGTTGCTTAACTGTGTTACGGTATTGTTAAGCGTACCTAAGTCCTGTTGTCTTGCGAATATTTCCCCGAATACGGCAGTGATGGTTTTCCCGTCAGAACTAAGTGTCATGTCTGTTACGGCATTTCCACTTCCCGACTGGGTGATGTTCTTTATACCACCACCTTCCTTCGCCATTTTCCAAATCTCGTTTATCGTGTACGCATTAAACGTATTGTCAAGGTCTGAATCGGAGAAGGTTGTGCCGAGATTGGAAAAACCATATACGTTTTTCACAAGTCCGTCACCACCGCTTCCTCCGCTTCCTCCAGGAGATACCCCCAAAGCGGAAATCCATCCTCTGGTATAGAAGCCTATTTCCGTATTTCCGTCCGCGTGCTCAAATGTGACTGCCTTGTTTACGGAATCATATATAATCTTTATATCGCCAACCTGCAACGACTGTGTTTTTACCGTTCCGCTTATGTTGGCATCTACAGCATAAATGTTCTCCCATCTCTTCGATTCAAGACCAAGTGTGGATGCGTTGTTCACGCTAGGAACTACATTTGCCGTAGACAACTGACCAGTAAATATCTTGCTTGCAGTAACTGTCTGTTCCGTATCAAGCGTTACAAATTTATTGTCAGGAAGATGGGATATGTGAATTTTCTTTGTCGGATCATCCTTTCCCAACTCCTGCCACAATTTGTCCGTATTCATTCCGCCTTCATTGGCTAGCTTCCATATCTCGTTGATGGTATATGCGTTGAATGTATTGCTAAGGTTGGAATCGTCAAACGTCTTACCTAAATCGGCAAATCCGTACACGGCCTTAATCAGTCCGCCTTCACCACCTCCCGGTTCTCCGCTACCACTCTGTGCGCCCAACGCTGATATCCATTGGTTTGTATAGAACGCTGACTTGCATCGTAACGCTTGGTTTACTTCATCCCATTCAAACCATCCGTTGAACTTCTGAAACGATGCAATAAGGTCATTAAGTAGCTGTTCAGAGAAAATATTTGTTCCGCTTCCCGTACCACTTCCACCTAATGTTACATTTGTCGTATTCTGTGTTGAAACGGTCTGATTCTCCTGTGCCAGCCGTTCATAGAAAGACAGTATCTTTCTTCTTGCAATGGTGCATGAATATGACGGGAACATATTTTCCTTGGAATATTTAATTTCCAAAGACTGTATCTGCAACTGCATATCCACTATCTGACCGTTATCAGAGAAATCGAACACGCCTATTCCATCATCCCTTACCTTTAACATATTACCTTCTATGAAGTCAATGAAAAGGTTAGGATGCTCTGCGACAAATCCGCTAGATATGTCAAGTGAAACGGTTCGGTTCTCATGGTCATATCTTGACAGGTAGTCAAGAGCCGCCTTTTCAAGCGTGTTCTCAGCCATTGTCACATAAGATTCGGGCATGACGATATTCAGAATGACAAACTCCGTTCCTGCTGCAATTGAAGGAGATTTACCATCTGTGTAAAGGGGAAGTTTGGCATTGTCGCTATCTGTTCTGTAACATGATATTTTATATCGTGCCCCCTTGTTGAACATGGCAACATCCTCTTCCGTTTCTCCCGTATCACCGTTCACCTCACCGTAAAGAGGAATAATACCGTTTTTGTTTATCTTAAATTCCGTGCCTGTATAAGTTCCTGTACGCATACTGAACACCGCATCCGTCACAGAAGCGTATTTGTAATAGAACCTGTCCTGTGAACCGTCCTGATTACCGAAATGTATGTTGCAGGTCATTTCCTCACTAAAGCCTATCTTACAGCTTCCGGCAGGAACATCTGAATCAAACGTGAACTCAACACGTATGGTGACTGTCGTATTCTGACCTTTTTCTATATATCCTACAAGAGAGGTCTTGTCGTAAGGTATTTCAAGCATACCAGTAGCACCTTCCTCTCCGATAACAACCTCTTTCAAAGGAGAAGCCTGACCCAATACACGGTTTAAAACCATACGTAGGTTAATCTTCACCTTTTTCCCTACAGCATCACTTCCTATAGGTAATATACTGAAAAGCATCTTCCCGGAGAATGTGGCAGTAACCTTTACAGGCTGGTCATAATATGCCCTTGTACCATATATATCAAAACTCTCGAAATCCCTGTACTTGTCAAACATAGCATGGGGTTTGTACTGGGGCTGCACATTGTCGTTTATCTTGCCGGATGAATCACCGTCCTCATACACCTTGTACCCTAGGTTGAATCCGGGAGAGGTCATATAAATGAAGAAACTGTCACTATCATCACTCTTTATAGGAGTAGACCCGATAATCTTATCTATCCGTGTAGATGCGCTAGCACCCTCACCTGCCACCTTTCCCGATTGAGGGTCTGGTTCTCCGTCAGACTTGTATGTATCCCATTCTGGAAGTCCTGACGGGTACAGATCACCAAGTTTTTTCCCTCTGATGGAAGGATATATCCCACTGAACGTGTTTGATATGGTTTTCCCTCTTACACCATAGTTCTTCAATCCGTATTCGCTGTCAATATAATATCTTATATTCCCGTCAGAATCATTCGGAAGAAGGATGTACGGGCAATAGCGTGATTCATCGGCAGGCTTAGCGTCTTTCTTGTATTCAGGCGGAACGTTTCTGCTTCCACCTTGTGGTATGATTCGGGTTATGACAGGTGTGCTTGTATCTACGGAAGAGGAAACTTTTACAGCACCCCCACCGTCACCCTGCTTGAATGTCCAGTTTACGGACGGTCTTGTCTTGTCCGTAATGGTTATTATCCCACCGTTTGCTGTGGTTGAGAAGTAATAATTGAGATAAAACTTGTCATAGAAGTTCTTCAATGCTTCAAACAGGTTGGTGCCATCGGTTATATCAATCATATCCTCCGTCAGTTCGCCTTCTGCATCCACATTAAGCGTCCATGTACCAATGCCTGTATATCCTGCACCCAATGACGCATTGTAAGATTCTATATTTGCTTCGATGCGTGCGGCAAGCTGCTTTGCGTCACCCCAGAACTGGAACAGACCGCCATGAGTGTATCTTATCTTATTTATTTCCCCACCTGTTCCGCTTACTATGTCAAGAAACGCTACATTCTGCAAAAGCACCTCCTTACCGTAAAACAGAAGGGAGTATTTGTATTTTCCTGCTTCGTTAAGATTATCTCCCGATGGAGCTTGGTACAAGATGAATGTATTACCGTTATATACGACTGTATCGTATTCCGATTCGCTCTTTGAGTTGTATGCCTTGAACTCTATCGGAACAACGGAAACGACTTCACAAGTCAATTTTCTCACTTCCTGCAAAGACGGGCTGTATGAAAAATCAGCACTCTCCGCAATAACCTTATTTCCTCTTCTAATCTGTAAAATCATTGGTCTTTAAAGCGTTGGTTGGTCAATACTGAAATTTAACGAAAATGTATAGGCGGATACAAGTCGGTCCGGGTTCTGCAAGTCCTGAACGTCCTGATAACTCAGCTTTGCACCTGTTTCAAACCCAGTGCATCTTATCACCTGCTTTGCTGATTCTCCCCATATATCATTCCATATAGAGAAAGAGGATGAACCGTATGGCGTACCAGGAGTGGCAGGTATCACATTGGTTATATATGAATAGAACGAACGGATATTCGTCTTTACCGTTTCCACATCTCCCAAAGCGGCAAATGTTATGCTTCCTTCCGTTGGCTGGTAAACAGGCGTGACAGGTTCGTACACCTTCTGACCGTTCTTGTCATACCATTTTTCGGCATAGGCTTCCTTTCTTGTCGGCAAATCCCATAATCCCTTGCTTTCAAGTATATACAGCCTGTATGTGGCATACAAATCCTTTGCCGTATCGCTTCCTTTCTTTATAAAATATTTAGATATAGCCATTCGTGTACATTGTTTATTAGTGCAAAAATAACAAAAATAGTCTTAGAAACCATCTAGTTTTAAAAAATAATTTTCTATATTTGCATCACAATCGGTGCTTTGGATGAGTGGTTTAGTCAACGGTCTGCAAAACCGACAACAGCGGTTCGATTCCGCTAAGCACCTCAAGTGATTGGATTTTTTTTGTTCATAATCAAACTGGAACGCCCTGCCAACTGTGAAGCTAGCAGGGCGTTTGTTTTAGTCAATTATAACTTTTATCGCATTTCCGCCTGACCTTGGGGCAATGGAAACGACACTCAGAAGTGCTGTCTTTATCGCCATAGTTGCGGCAAGCTGCTGGGTGAGAACCTCCAACTGTGACTGCTGTATGGCTGTCATGTTAGTTCCTCCCGTTCCTGCCGAACCACCGTTAAGCGATACCAACTGACGGAGAAGATCGCTTTGTACAACCATTTCGTATCTCATCCCATTAAGATATCCCAATGCCTGGTTGAATGCATTCTCGTCAACTCCTGCAATGGCATTGGACAGACCTTCCGCATTCTCTTCCGTTTCGGTAAGCATTCCGCCAAGGGCGTTGTTTATCTCATTGACCACACCCCCGGCTTCCGCAAAGGCTGATTCCAATGAGCCCATTACATTTCCTAGTATTATAAGTTCATCCTTGTCTATCTTGTTATCCGCAAACATACCACCTTTACCGTCCGCTCCAAATAATGTGGTCTGTACCTGTTGCATTGCCTTTTCTATGTACTGTTGCTGTACCCAGCTTTTGACAACATCTCTCATAACGTCCGCTACGGTATCCTTATATGCCTTAGCTGCATCCTCTCCTTTCAGCCATGCTTCGACAAGAGCGTCACCTATCTGGCTAGCCCAGTCTTTCAAGTCAATGCTGTACAATTCACTTGCAAGCGTTTCTGTATAATATCTTATCTCATACTCCAATTCTTTTATTGTCTGTTTGTAATCTTCTACTTTTTCTCTATCTGACTTTTTCTTATCTTCTTCGGCTGCTAGAATATCCTTTTGAATTTGCAACTGTTCTTTCAGATTTGACACCTGTTGGGATGTCACCTCATCAAGTCTTGCCGGGTCTATAATGTGCTCAAATTCCTTTTCAAGCATATTATAGATATTGGTCAACTTCTTTGATTCAAATTCAAGATTCTCTATATGCTTTTGAAGCCTTTTGTCATGCTGCCTGTTAAACGTAGCGATAACATCAAGCGGCATGGATATAGCCGAGCCTATCGCACCTGCAATATCACCGCTTTTGAATGAATCCCATGATTTCTTCACTCCTTCATTCATAACGCCCATAGCTTCCGAGAACTGGTTCATCTCGCGCATGAAACCACTGTCAGTATCCTTACCCATAGAATCCATAAGGTTGGACACGGATGCGATTATCTGCTGCATGGCTTTTATGGCATTGTATATGTTGGTTATGATAAAGTCAATAAGATTCACCGTCTGCAAAGCGTTCTGTGCGGCAGCCATCATTCCTTTACCAGTCTTGACAGCTTCCTGTCCGCTCTTATATCTTGATTCGGCTTCCGACTTGGCACTCAACGCAGCGTTGGCAGCTTCTTCATTACCATTCTTCATCGCGTCCTCGTATGCCTTGGAAGCATTTTCGATGTCAGCCATAGCCTGTTGCATATCATTCATGCCTGCCATCATCTTTGACTTTCCTGCATCATAACGCTTGTTATACAGACCTTCAATACCTTCTTTCATGTACGTCTGCAAGTCAGACTGGTTATTCTTCATCATCTTCTCTATCTGCTTGTCCACACGTTCAAGTTCTTTCATGTATTCCTTTGCGCTGATAGCACCGGATCTAAATGCGCTGTTGAGCATTTCCCTTACCTTGTCAGCTACAGTATTTGCAGCTTCCATAGACATCGCTTCAACAGCACCGAAGAAATTCTGATAGTCTGTGGTCAGCTTGAACAAGTCCATTTCTTCACTTTTCTGCAACGCGGAAATTAAGGATGCGTTTTCCATCCCCTTTGCTCCTTCAATCTTTTTACGGTACTTCTCTCTGATGATATCAACCTGAGTATAGTAGTCACCGTATTCTGCAAGGTCATTCGCATACTGCTTTGCCATCTCACCAAAGTAGCCTTTCCATGCATCAATCATTCCTTGGATAACCTCTTTCTGATCTTCTCCGATATTCTTATTCCCCTTAATTGCTTCCTGTATCTGATTTATATACTGGTTCATTGAGGTGAATGAAGATGTATCGGGCACAACAGAAACGCCAAGGTCAAGATTCATTCCTGCCAATGCGGATTGCAGATTGTTATATATGCCTGCTGCAAAACTTTCAGCCATAGTAGATGTGTCACCGCTAAACTGAACGGCAAGATCTAAGGCAAGTTCGGAATCACCTGTTATTCCAAGTATGTCACTGTAAAAGTCATACTTGTTCTTGTATCTGTCAAACTCATCCGTAATCCTCTTCATCACCTTCTTGGCTGCATCAACATAAATTTCAGAGGACAATTCGGCTGCTTTCCTTGCGTTTTTAACAGCATCCTGTGGGACACGTGTTTCCAATTCCTTTGCAGCCTTGTTATAATTGTCAACAATAGCCTGTTTGTCATATACAAGGTCTACACCAAGTTTTAACGCCTGTGAACCATATATGGCTTCAATCTGCTTTTTAGCTTCCTCTTTTCCTATGTTAATGCTCAAATCCTTGAACTTGGAATAGGCGGATTCAAGCAATGACAACCTATTTTTCCAAAGGTCAGCAAGAGGATCTCTTTTCTGTGCTTCCTTCTTCTGCTTTTCTAGTTCAAGGTTAAATTGTTTTGCTGTTCCTGTAGCTTTCGACATCGCTTCGTTGGCAGCGTTAATCTCATATACCGTCTGTTGTACTTGCTCGGCTTCATAAGGGCTTACAATTCCTGTAATTTGATACTCATCTCCAAGTTTCTTGACCTTTCCTTGGCTAACATACATATCAATGGTACGCTGTAAATTTTCTATTGAACTTTTGGCGTCCTTATATTCCTGTTTTACCGATTTAAAGTAATCCTCCATAGATTTCACATCGGCAGCCTTTATAGCAATAGTCCATTTATGCCCTGTAATTTCGTCAAGAGATTTTTTCCATCCCGTCAAACCTTCTTGTGCTTCCTTATCGTCAAGTTCTATTTTAACAGCATATTTTTTGTCAATAAATTCATTAAACAATTTTTTAGCATTCTCCCCAAGTTCGCTAGTTGTGGCAAAATTTTCAGATTGAATCCTTATAAAGTCCTTTTGAGCATCATTTAATTTATTTGGGTCAATACCAGCAAATACTTTTTTCAATTCTTTATCAAGGCTGTTTGCAAAAACATTAAATGATTTTTCAAGTTCTTCAGTTTCACCCATTATACCTATCTTCAATTTCTCATATTCCTTCAACAATTCCTCACTGTCAAAATGGGTTTTGTTCTTGAATATTTCAAATGTCCGTGCATCTCCTGACGTTTCAGCCAAAGAACGTATCTTCTCTACAATAGTAGCCGCCGAAGCCCCTTTGTTTATCAGTTCGGTAAGTTCGTTTCTCCATTCCTTAGTACCCTTACCCATATTTATAATCTCCTTGGATGCCTGTACTATCTGCCCACGAAACTCTTCTATATCCTTACTTGCCGAAGTGAGTTTTACAGACGATTTCTCGTAATCTTTAAGCATATCAGAGAATGAATCGCCAAATACGCCCGTAGATGTTGCCTTGTCCGCCTTGAACATTATATCCGCATTTTCAGCAGCACGTTTATAAACCTGCTCTAGTTCCGATGCTGATTTTTGCAGATATTCAACACGTGATTTCTGATCATCTATTTTCTTGCTGTTCTGTACTATGTACTGCCCCATATTGCCATATTTTGACAATACTCCAGTAAGCGTTTCCTCATACGACTGCAACTGTTTCGTATCAAGCTGTTCAAGGTTTTCCGGGGTAAGTTTGTCGAAGTTTATCTTGTCAAGGTCTTTTTGCAAGTCACTGTATGATTCGCGGAAAGACTTTGCACTGTCCTTTATCTTCTGATTGAACTCTTCCGAACGTGCAGACATCACATGAAACGCTTCCGCCACAAGTCCTGCAACGGTAAGTATCGTCATGAGCGGATTAGCCTTTATCGTAAGCCACAATGTTTTCAATGAATTTGTCAAACCGAATGTTGCCAGTTTGAATCTGTTCATCAACATTGTCGTTTTTGTCATAGACAACATTCTTGCAGCTTCCGCACCTGTCAGTTTAAGTTCGGTTACAAGAAGGTGACGTTCAGCCTGTGTCAACATATTGGTGGCAAGAATACGTTTAGCCATCTCTGCCGACATCTTTCCCGAATTAACGGCAGCAGCTATCTCTACGGCAGACAGCTTGGATGCTGTCGCTATCTTCCATCTCTCGGCAGTAGTGAGCGTTCTGTACATCGCAGCCTGTTTAAGCAACTGTGCTTCCCGTAATTTCTCAGCCTTAATTGCATTAGTTGTTGCGACAACTTCTTTCCCTAGCATGGCTGTTCTAGCTAGCTGTAATCCCTTTAATGCGGCATATCCTACAGCAACGCCCTCTATTGCTTTAGAGAAATATCTCCAGTTGTTCATTGCATCGGTTATGCTTCCCACAATTCCTTTCAGAACGGAATCATTCGCCTCGCCTATGTCATTCATCATAATCTTGTATGAATCGGCAAGGTTACTTACCATACCTTTCAAAGATGCGGCTTGTATTTCCTGCATCTTGTAGAACATACCACCATCTTCCGTCATTGTGGTAAACATCTCCCGAATATACTCGAAAGGAATCTGACGTGTTGATATGGCGTTGAACACATCATCAGTAGTTTGAGCCACACCTCTTACTTCTTCCAGTTTCTTTCTCAATGAATCCAATGCAGGAATACCGGCTTCTGTCAACTGGCGTAATTCCTGTCCTCTCAATACACCTGCGCTTCTTATTTGGCCATAGGCAAGAATGATACGTCCCATATCAACGCCAAGACCTGCGGAAACGTCCGCAAGACTTTTCATTGTACCGTATAATTCGTTGACAGGTATCTGGAATGCAGCAAGCTGTTTGGTATATCCAACCAAATCGCTGAACTGGAAAGGAGATATTACAGCAAGACCCTTAATCTGACTGAATATTTGGTCAGCCCGTCTTGCATCCTGTATGATGGCACGCAATGACACCTGTTGTAACTCGAACTCTCCACGAATGGCAACAAGTTCCTGAAACATATCTCTGAAAAAGTAGAATCCTGCATAAGTCTTTATCGTATTGACAAACTCACGCATCATTCTGCTCTGCTTTGTCAGTTCCTCGGAAAACTCTTTTGAACTTGCAGCATTTTTCTGATTGGTCTGCTGCATCTTTGTTCCATAGGATGTGGCTTCGTTTACAAACTTGTTATGCTCCTGTATCTTCCTGTTTAGAAGAGTAAGGGTACGGTTATAGTTTGCATCAGTCGTATTAAGTGCATTACGCCTGTTCGTCAATTCAGAAATAAGATTGTTAGCCTGATTGATAGACGTAGGATTGATATTAAGCAATTCATTCGTTGATGTTTTTCTTAAAGATGATTGCAACTTCTCCAATCTGCCTTGCAATTTCTGAATAAGAGCGTCAGCCTTTGTTATCTGATTGCTGTTTAAAGGAACTTCAACCTTAAATTTATTCAATAGTTCAAGGCGTTTCTGTATGGCAGCAATCTTCTTGTTCAAGTCCTCAGCACTTCCCTCAGGCATACCAAGGGCAAGTCCAGACTGACCAGAAAGGTATTGTAGATACTTCTGATTGGTCTGCTGCATCTTCTTACTCGCCTGTTCCTGCTTTGATGCTTGTCTATCCATCTCCTTTGTCCGTGCAATCTCCATCTCGTATTGCTGGCGTAGAAGGTTAAGTTCTCTTTCATCGGAAATGGACAATTTGGGCGCACTGTTAGCAGTAAGGGAATATGCCGTTTTCAATCTGTTCAATTCAGCCACAAGATCATCTATCGCTTTCTTCTGACTTTCAAGATTGGCTTTTCTTGTAGCCATTCCCTTATCTCCGCCTGCATTGCCTAGGTTACGGTAAGTCTTTTCCAGTTTGTCATACTCTCTTGTCGCTTCGACAATCTTGTTTGACAACCCTTCCATCTGAACAAGTATATCCATTTTCTTGTTCGACTTTCCTTTCCCTACCTTGGACGCGTTTTCATTCGCTTTATTTATCTTATCTACAACCTCGCTAAGTTCTGCATTCATTTTGCCTATATCGGTCAACATAGGCTTGAAGGACATCTCCTGGTTAAAGGTGTCCTGCAACTTCTTCTGTATATCCTTTATCTGTTTGTCAAGACCGGAATCATCTAGCCCAATCTTAAACTTTAATGCTCCTAAATCAACATCAGCCATAGTTATTGTTTTTTTAATTATTGCAAAAATAGCAAAAATAAACACAATAGCATGATTTACAACAAACAAAAACCCATTAGTATTTTTTAACATATTAAAAATTGTGGATAAAAACGATTATGTTATCTTTGCAATAAAATAATTTTTTAACTATGGCTATAGAAGAAAACAAAGTAACACTCGTTGGCGTAAATTCAGCTAGCGTAACATTCAGCAATGAAGCTAATGTGGAAAAACAATACAAGGTGAATGCGAATGTAAACGTATCAAACGGAAAAAACATTGATTCATTTGATGGCGGAGAGGTGAAGTCATTGGAATCAGAGAACCAACTCGCCACATTCTATTTCAATCAGAACGGTGGTATCGCAATCAACTACAACGATCATCCCGATTTGGAAGCACAAATTGCTATCATTACCATCATCAACTCTTTCGTAACCGATGTGAAAAAATACATTAACACGAAAGGAATCTCATCAGTTTCAATCTAAAAAAGGCAAGAAAAATGACGAACCAAGAAATGTTTTTAAAGAGATTAACTCTCTTGAATATCCCCTTATCACTAGAAGGGAAGGAACTTCCATCAGAACTGAAAGCAAAAATCATGCTTATGCGTGTCGCTTACGACAAAGCTGCAAAAGCATTCGATGATGATATGCAACAGGTTCTTAAAGAAATAAAGAAGGAAGGATATGACGAGCGCGCACAGAAAATCAATCACATGAAAGAGATTGACGGAAAGGAAGATGCGACAAAAGAGGAAAAGAAAGAAGCGGATGAAATCAGAAAAACAGAAGAAGATTTCAACAAGGAAACAGAAGAACTGAACAAAGCATACTCCGAAGCATACCAAGAGAAAATGAAAGAGGAATGTGATATGAAGCCTAGAAAATTCGCTTTTGAAGGATTCGCTAAAATCATTGAACTTATTGGTACTGACGGTGCAATTAAAGTGAAATGGAACTCTCCCGAAGCATTGGAAATACCGAAGGAGGAATTTATCTCGCTTATCGCAACAAATCTTGTCGATAACCTCGAATAATATATAAGATATTAAAGTTTACTGTATATTTTATATATGCTTCATTTGGAGTCAGGTTATTAGCCTAAGCACTTTGAGTGCTACGTTGGATGAGAATGATATATAGTTACCTACGGATGTTTACCCAAGTCTGTAGCTCTAAGTTAAGTGGTTAAAAGGAGTAGCGTATTCGGTGAAACGGTGCTGCTTATGAAAACCTCATCCAACATTGGCGATGGGTATTTAACGGGAGTAATCCCGACTTATGTTGAATAAACATTAATTTAAAAGACAATGGAAGCAACAAGAAAGATGTTTCTTATAAGAAATTGAAATATATTTCATATGGGTTGATTGATGTGACGAATAAATGAATTTCAGATTTATAATATGATTTAATGTTTTTAACAATAAAACGCACATGAATAAGCCGTTTTCTATATTGCTATTTTTTTTGTTACTGTCGTGTTCTTGTTCACGCAAGCTACTTCCATCTTCGACAAATACAACCATAGTAGACCACAACACGACAGTAACGGAAAGAGTAGTATGGCAATCAAAAATAATAACTCTTCCAACAGAACACATACAACATACAACATTTGAAGATAGTTCACACTTGGAAACATCATTAGCCGTATCAGACGCTAAAATAATGTCGGATGGCAGGCTTTTTCATAGTTTAAATAACAAGAAAGATTTTCTACAAGACAGTATTCCATCTTTGGAAAAAGAAACGGTAGTGACGAAAGATTCGATAACAACCGTAGAGAAAATTGTAGAAGTAAAGGTAGAAAAGGAATTGTCTAAATGGCAAAAAATACTAATCAATCTTGGATACATAGGTATCGGTTTCATATTGTTTTCAGGTTACAAAATAGCCCGAAAGTTCGTGTAACTTTCGGGCTTATTTTAGGTATTTATATACATACCAATTGTGTTATTGGGAAGAATCCCTATATGATAAAGAAACTCTAAATTCATTAACTTCTTTACTAGATAAATCCCATTCCAATTCTGTGGTATGTAAACCTTGATTATATATGTATCTAGAATAATTACTTCCACTTAAATCTGGAGTTTCCCAAATACCAGGTTCTTCTTCATAATCAGGTATTGTCATAAAACATTTTAACCCTGTTAATTTACCACTTCCATCATCTATTGTATAATTTTCTTCGTAAATGTATTCTCTTCCAGAAACAGATATAGAATCACGTTCTATATCACCCCATGTTTTAATACCAGGATTAAATAAAGTTTTATTATTATTATCTTGTACAACCATTTGCACACGTATGTCATAAGGTATGTATGTTCCCCTACCTGAATTATCTATAAAAATAACTTTATAGAAAAATCTCTTTTTAGGGGTAGTTATTTTCACGCCTGTTATTTTTGTCTTATATCCAAAGCACTCTGGAATAATAGGAAATTTATATCCTGTAGATGATGAAATCTCATGTGCTTCATTATTACTGTCAGGGTGACTTCCATGTACAGCTACAGCCATTATGGTACAAGACCAAGTGCCTATATCCATACTTTTAAAAGCAGAATAAATGTTTGAATTGTTTGGAGAAAAACCTAATCTTAGGCTATCAGAAGTACCTTTTTCTCCCAGGAAAAATCTTCTACTACCATTCTTCTCTGCAATAATTAAAATAGCGCACCTCCATGATTTTATTGAGCTAGAAACAGTGTCATTTATAAGTAATGATAAAAGATTTCTAGAACTTCCATTTAAATCAAGTTTTACAGTTTGACTATACGTATCATAATCTAATATATTTGACGGGAGAATGTTTATATTAAGTTTAACAGGATATTCTACATGATTATACCCATCAAAATCAGTAATACGATATACACTTTTAGGAGATTTATACTCTGCAATAGTGCTAGATGGAACAGTATTTCCTATTGTATATATTATCATTTTTGTAAATGCAGTATATGTAGAATCGTTAAACTGCACAACACCTAAATCAGATCTATCAATTGGTTTTATATATGAATATCTGTTTATTCTCCCATGCGTATTTGCGCACGCATACCCTAAATCATAACCATCACTAGTAGGACCGATACCTAGAGTAGGATATACATCACTATCCAATCCGACAGGTGCAGTTATTTTACCGTTAGAGTGACCCATAATCACCCCCTTCCTCTATAACGGTATAAGAACCTTTACAAACAACAATGCCATTACAACT